ATTTTATTCTGAGAAAGAGAGAATAAATTCTGTGTAAAAAACCCTTATGCCACACAAGATATATAGTAGTTAGTGTACTATTGGTATTTTGAGGCCACACAAATTTTTTTACATATAACCCTTCTTGTGGGGAAAAAGTGTGATTTTGTACATTTCTGAAAATACCCCTTAAAATCATTAGCTTTTTTCAAAAAAAAAATCACAATTTGAGTGTACATTTCCGAAAACAACAACTGTACATTTTTTGAATGCAGCTTGTTAAAAGTGACAATTTTTGCAGGCATGGTGCAGCAAATGTATACTTATTAAGCAAAGTGCCTAATAATTCAGCGACTAGGGAAAAAGTTGCCTAGTTGATGTATAAATTTTAAGCTGACATTTAGATAGGAAAAAGTTGCCTATTTAGAACTAGGAAAATCTTTCCTAGTTCTTTGCACAGATAAAAAAACGCGACCAGTCTGAGGTCGCGTTTTCCTGAAAGCTTGTTGCTTACTTTTTAGTCTTAAAGCCAAAGCCCCATTTAAAAGCTCCTGGGGCCTTCTAGGTTGAGTTCAGGCTAGCTATAAGGTATTTATCTGAGCTAGGTCTAAAAACCGCCTATAAGCGATCCTGGGAAGTTACAGCCACCCTGAAAGGCGGAACTGTTCTATCGCCTTAGCAACCCCGCCGCTTTCTTTGCAGAAACTGTAGAATCGAGCACCAATCACCTGACGCAGCAGGCAACAATCGCACAATAAGTCTAAACTTTCAGCAGATCGCTCCAAAAGCTCCCAAATGGCAATTAGAGCGGTGACAGCCCCTAGGTTACCATCAGCAACCGAACAAACCTTTTCGACTAAAGGAAGTGACATCTCAGACGCCTCAGCCATGAACTTGACTGTCCCCGGATCCGCCGCTACGAACAAGCTTCCTACCGACCAACTCCCGGGCGCTCTAGCAAAATCTACTTTAGCTTCAAGTACAGGGATTTCTTCGATCTGCTCGGTCATTGGGTAAGTAACCCCTTCTGCAAATTTAACAAACTCCTGAGGGATGCCCAGAAAATCATCAAACTTTTTCTGAGCTGCTACCTCGCCCAAAGCTAAAACGATAGTCCTGAACCCACCACCTAACCCAATCGACTTAGCCAAAAGTGCCCACTGATCTGACACCCACTGGTTAAACTCGAAAGATGAGGTTACCCGTCCGTAAAAAGCACAGCAGGCGATGTATCTAGGGTTGTTATAACCGCTACAACTCGGATCACTACTAACTAACTCTTTTGCATCTTCGTAAGAAAGGCTCATAAGCAAACTCCAGCTTGCTCGATCACAGATAATATAAATTGTTTTTCTGCCTGCGTGATCTTTTCTGGATTAATCGCCCCCAGTAAAGTCAGTAGATACTCACTCTTACTATTCTCCGCCAGCTCTCGGGCTTTTTTTAAGTGCTCTTGTATTTTTTTCTTACTCTGTCCCATCTGACGTAATCCTACCTTCTCGCTAGCTTCTAAAAGATGCTCAATAAATCGGATGTGTTTAATGAGTGCAGACACATCCTTACTTGCAGGACCATCATCGGATTTCCAGCTTGCCTCTATTTTTCGTATTTCGTCCCAAGTAAGTCGCACGCGAGTTGGCCTACTAAAGCTCACCCCCAACCTCCTTACACTTAGTAAAGCGTCCCAAATGTGCTTCACTGAATTTTCCTTTGTCGTTAGTAAAACTACACAAAGGGCTCATCGGAAGAATACGCGGCTCTATAGTTATAACGTACTCTCTACCCTTCGTTAACTGGTGCTCGTAGCCGTAGTTTGCGTGACAAATCACACGGTGTGTAGCCCCTATATCTTTAGCTTCTTCGATTGAAAAATCTCCGTACAATCCCATAAATCACTCCTGTTAATTCTCCCTGTGTGGTGTGAAGTGCCGAAAAGACACGTGTTCAACCCCTACTTGCTTGCCGAAAAGCTCGGCAAGTTTGGCTGCGTAAGAAAAGCCTAATGCCGTTAAGTCACGAAGTTGGTAAATCATATGAGCGGTATTTTCTGCTAGTGTATCAGCTTTCTCCTTGCCCACCTCTGATTCTTTTATTCGCATTCTTAACACGCCCTCGCTCTTATCTTCCCATTTTGCACAACTCCATGATGGGGTAACCTCTAACCCAAACTCTCCGTGAGTCTGACTGATCAGTGCAATGTACCCTGCGATATCATGTTTCGTGCAGATAGCTCTTATTTCAGCAAGAGCTTCTTTTAATTTCGGATCATAAGACATTCAAATCTCCTAATGTTTATTCACGCCGCCGTAAATTTCAGTAGCCACGTTATAACCTTCTTTTCTAAATAACCTGGCACCCTCTCGGACAATCAGAGTGGCTGCTTCCTTAGCCTCTTCCTTTGTGCTAAACCACCTAGGGGTCTCAAGGATAACTTTAACGTGCCCACCCACCTGCTGACTTATCAAAAAAGAATACTGATCTTCTTTTTGTACAATCGAAGAAAATATCTCTAACTTAGCTGTCTTTTCTCTCCCCACTTTTACACCTTTCTTCCACCAATTTTTTTAGATTTACACCTGCCGCATAAGCTTCGTCGTAAGTCTTCTTTGAAATTCTGGATTCTATAAATATTCTTGTTGCTGTTTTGGTATCGCCAGCAGCAATTGCTGCTGTGATGTGCTTGATGGCGTCTGCGCGTTTCATTTTTTCTTTTTCTTAGCTGCGGCAGCATCTCGTTTTTCAATGCCTGCACGCCACTTAAAAGCCTGCTCGATAATATCTTCAATATCGGTACCAAGGAATATATTATTATAAACATATCCCCAGCAAAATAGATTATTATTTTTTATGGGTGTACTTACGTAAGCTAGATATTTTCCGAAGTGCTTTTCTAGAATATATTCACAGATTCCCTGTGAGTCCTCTTCGTCTATGAGTTCTTCGATGTAGACCCCTTTCCCGCAAAACTCTAACACCTTTTTCTTACTCAAGTATTCTGCAGTATCCTTCATAATAGATGAAGGATACTGGGCCATCAGAGGGATCATGTAATCAATCCTAATAAGCCCATCTTCTTCCATCTCTTTTAACCAATTCTTCTTAGCCATGCTTCTTATCCCTACCCTTTCTTTTCTTGCCCAACTCGGCTTTGTGCTTAATTAAAATTTGTTTAACCGACCAGAGCCACTCTAGATCTTCAAGATGTTCTATTGTTTGCCATTTATCGTCTTCAGACATCCACGTGCACCCACCCCAAGAGTTAACAAAATCATCTCTAAGAGCCGCTGTTTCCCTAGCTAGATATTCTTCAGTTATTTCAAATATGGCAGCCTTAGTATAAGAAATATCGTACCCTGTTTTCTGGCACTGAATATCCTCGTCTACAAGAAGTTGCCAACAGATTATGAACAGATCTTTTCTGTATGCGTGGCGGCGCTCTTGAGCGCCGTTGGTTGTAGCTTCCAGAGGCGGCATACGCCAGGTCCTTCGCCGAACATTAAGGCGCTGCAAGACTTCTTTAAACGCCCAGAGCCAAGAGAACTCATCCATAAATTCTTCGTAGAACAAAGCCTTATCCCCACCTTGCTGGGAACCTGCTGCATCACGATCCCACTGATTACCTGCTTGCTCGCGGGTTCTGTAGCTTAAGTATTTTTTCAGCTTTATTTTGTGCCGTAATTTTTCAGACAATACCGGGTAACCTTGCGTGAACATGTATACATGTCTCGGTAAGCAGTAAACATCCCAGATGATTTTAAAATAAAGTTCATTCTTCTCTGTTGGTGTCATCAGAAAGCCTCCTTTCAGTACCGCACTCTTTAACCCTCTCCACTAAATTCTCAGCGTACTTCGCAAGCCACCCATTTGTGTAAGCACAGTCCATACCAGGTTTGGTTACGGCTTCTTGTATTAGTTTTTCGACAACCCCTGCTGTAATATGGTCTCGCATGAGGAGATACAAAAAATTAACCCAAGGATCTGATGAGATTACATTACCACTAGCATCCCTTAATCTTACTATTCTACTCACGGTCACACTTCTCTTCCGTTATAAGTTTAATTTTTACTCCTTCATCTGATGAAGTGGCCTCCATAGAGTAAATCTTCATCCCCTGGAGTCCGGCCTGATTAGCTAGGTTCACCAGTTTCGCCAAGTACTCTAAATCTGTATTTACAAAAGAGTCGTCAATATTGTTGATAACTATTTTACGACATAACGGTATCGTCAGATAAAAATTCTCCATGCATCTCCTCACAGTCCCAGTGGGTCATTTTAAAAGCTCTTGAAAAGTTCAACCACCAATCAAGGGAGCGGCCCATAGGCGCATCTTCTACAGCACCACACCTGGTACAATTAAATTGATTCGGAATCTCCTTGAAATTTAAGACAACCCAAGGACATACAACTAAATCTATTTCGTTTATTATTTCTTCTTTCGTCATCACGGCTGTGGCCTCGTCCCAGGAAGTTCAAAATTGTCGAGCCCTTCTAACATTTCCTGGCCCATAGTTTTTATACCTAAGGATACTCCACGTTGCATAATGTACTTGGCAGCATCCTTGAACTTCAAGCAAATCTCTTTCCCCAACTTTTCCTTGAACTCTTTTGTTGCAAGCTCGTTCCAGACATTTTCTAGTTCAGCATCAAGGAGTTCATTAAATTTTTCCTCTGTCACACACCCTCCGGTAGATAATCCCAGCTAAACGAAACAGGATCACCTTTTCGCTTAGCTGCGCGTTTAAATTTTTCTAGTAAATCTTTTTGTTCTTGTTTAGGTAACCACTTTGGGATCCAGCAGTGGTAGTGGGCGCCATCGATGCTGGCTATAGATTCGTTGTAGGCTATATGTAGACCTTCTATGTGGTCAGCCCCCGGGTTTCCGTAGTAACCTCGCTCATCTGCGGAGGTTCTACGTTCGTAATCGTAGTATTTATTTTGTCGCACTCTCCGGCCCTCTCTCACGAAGCCTCTCGTGAACCCCGCGTACAAGATGGACTAGATTTGAGAGGGCAATCCTAACCATGGCGTCAGCCGCAGGATCTTTCTCTTCTAGAAGCATATGCAGCTCTGCACTTATTGCAGAAGCCAGTATGCCGCACAAACCTACCACAGCATCCGTCCGACCAACTTCTAAATTAACCATTCTTTTAACAGCGTTATTAAAGGAAAGAGCGACTTCTGTTGTGAAGATATCTGTTTCTTTGCTCAACATTTTAGAATAGTCTGTCAATTCCGCGATAAGCTCGGATGGAGCCCCTGCTTCCCTAAGTATATTTATTACTTGTTCTGTGGTACTCATAACCAAACCTCCTTAATTTTAGGATCATCAAGTTCATGTCTCTGGATTTTTACAAACCCGCAATACTCTAATGTATTAGCCAGCCAACCGTAGTTATCCTCATTTGCTACAATGCACCTATCTGTAGGTAAGCCGTTGTCAAAAAATCTAGCGACAACCCTCCCAGGATAATCACTAGGACTTTCGTAAACTACCGCCATTACCATCGCACCTTCTGGTGTCTGCACCATATTCTTCTCCTATGAAATCGCCAAAACGAGCTGATTAATAAGCTCGCGGACGCCTTCTTTTGTTAATTCAACTATTAGACGTTCTTCGTAGTGCTCTATTTCTAATTCTACTGTTGGCTGTGCTCCGCTACCTTGGTACGTATCCAGAGAAAGCCTCTGTGAACCAACAATCATTTCCTTTGGTATCTTAAAACTCATGTGCCCTCCTCTATAAAAGTTCTTAGTACTTCAAACAGCTCCTGCATTTCAGGGTTCCGAAAACAGTGCACAACATAAGTTCTGTACCTGCCGTAGTTGTGCTTATTCAGATCCAGATGCCTCTGCACCCCAGCTTCTGTAAAGAAAGCCTGCTGAGTCTTCCAAACATCTTTTATATAATATTCTCGAATACCTTCTTTTTCCTCTTCCAGCCTCTCGTCGCGAAACCCGTAACTGTAAAGCTCCGCCTCTGCGTCAGCTCTGGAATCAAAAACCGGATTTTCAAAACTTGGGTGGTAGTAAGATAAGCGGTCATAACTATGCTCGCCGTCGACAGCAACTGGAGTCGGGGTCTGCAGTAGGAATAAATACGGCGATGCTGTTGCCCGATTATCTTGTGCATCTATACTATTCAGGAACTCTTTAATCCAGTTTTTGGCTTCTTCTCTAGTCATAGATCTTCCTTATCTAGCGGTAAGCACTCAACCATGAGAGGTTCGTCGCTACCGATTGTTGCAGAAACTATTCTATAAGTTTTTCCGTTTGTCAGAAATTCCATACCTATGAAATTAGCATCGAGTAAGTTATCTGCATTGGCCGCTAATAATAGTTCCTGCACATCCAGATTAAATAGTACTGTACCTTCCTTAGTCTTTTCCCCGCACCTTGTTTTAAATTCTTTCACTGCTGCTCCTATTCTAATAACTGTGGTTTTCCGTGCAATTCTTCTTTATATTCTTCCCACTGCGGCCACCCAGGCTTCTGACTAATTAAATCTTCTGCCGGCGGGTACTTCCAAACATTACCGTCTTGATCGTGCCAAAAGAACTTACCACGTTCCACATAGCGACCCCACCACCAAGTATTAACTCGGTATTTCAAGAAGATGCTCTTTTCTATTATTGTGGTGAGTTTCTACTATTGAATACCTGCGCTGTCGGCAATTTCCACAAGTTACTTTATTCCAATCATCTGAAGTATTTATAACGTCAGTGTAGTGATGTGTACCACAGAAGGTCAGATCGTCCTTGGCGTACCTGTGCCCACAAAAATGGATTTTTCTGTGTTTATATTTTTTCTGCCAGTAGTTCATAATTCTCCAGCCTCTTCCATAAGTTTTTTTATTTGATTTGCGTATTCGTCAACTCTGCGAGAACGTTCTTCAGGAGTCCCATCATAATCTGGCGGATCCTCTTGTATGACTTCTCGTATCCAATCTAGTATCGGTTTGAGTCTAGTATCGGCCTCTTTGGCACCATCTTCGAACCCCTGCTGGTAGCGCTCGTCGGCGGAACCAATTTCTTTTTGGTAGGTATCCCAGTCCATTGTTATTGTTTTCATTATTAATCTCCTCCTATGTGTTTGATTATTCCTCATCAGCAGTGCTGATCTTCCCATCGTACTTAACGAATACAGTTATTTTTTCAATCTTTTCGTCAAAACAGAAAATTGTTTGTGGATTTTCTTGCCCTGTTATTTCATTTATAGGGGAGTAAAACTTTACCCATGGACCCACAAGCCCTCCAGGAAGTATGGTGAGTTTTAGGTAGTCCTCTTTGCTCGCCCAGGTATCTAATCTAATTCGTGCAATCCCAGCTTTAGCAGCTTCTCTTATTGTCATACTCGACAGCCCTCCATAATAAAATCTCTCTATAAAACTTATACCTGAATAATTTGATTTTTTGCCACGGGACCAATAGCTAAATAAAAGCGCGCACCGTGGAGGGGTACGGCGCCTTTACTTCCTGCTAAGAAGGCACGCAGGAAGCCTGGAGATGGGAGGAAGCTATTGGGTGTTAGAAAGCAACTATAACTATTTCATCTCCATAATACTTATACCAGAAAAAGGGTGGATTTTGCCACGACAGGTGTGTAGGCTGTAAGTATGGATAACACACTAAATGAAGAAATTGATGCTGCGGAATTAGAAGAAAAAGAAACTGGATTAGATAAACCAAAAGAGTTTAATGAAGTCGCAGCAAAGCGTGCTAAGTTTGAAGTTAAGTCGATCACGTTCAATAATAAAGTTAAGCATCTTATAAGGGCGGATCGCGCAAGCTGGATTAGGAATTTGAACTATCTTGACGGTAAGCCCTTTGATTTCTCAGGCAGAGATTACTTACTCCCGATCTACAACGGAAGATATAAACAGCTTTTATTAAAATTTAGTAGGCAGTGCGAAAAATGCGTCAAAAGTAGTTCTATAGTTACGGACTATTTTGGAAAACAGGTGCGCGCAGACGCTCTGGTAAAAGGTGATATTTTAGCGGGCTTCGACTTAAAAAGCGGACACCAGACAAAAGTCGAAGTCCTAGCCTCAGAAAGTAATGGTGTAAAAGAGATTGCAAAAATAACTTTTAGAGCATCCCCGTCTATCGAAGTTACACTGAACCACCCTCTTTACAAACTCGAAGGTTGGACAGAAGCAGGGTCCCTCAAAGTAGGTGATCGCGTGGCAAGCCCTAGAACCATAGGTGGGTTTGGGTGGAAGAATGAGAATTTCGAGACGACTGTGTGGCATGGATTTTTTGAACAGGATGTCCCAACAAAGAAGCTTCCAGATGGATTTCATACTTTAGATAGGCAATCCACCGTAAGCCTTCTGAGAGTATTGTGGGAAGTGGGTGGTCGCTGGTTGGAGAGTAAAGACGCAGGACAGGTCGAGCTAGCTTATTGTACCCAAAGCCCGCACCTCAAAGATCAAGTAAGAATACTTTTAAGAAAATTTGGGATTATAACAAAAGTTAAAAACTATGACGGCGAGGCAGCAAGCCTCGGATATTTAATAACCCTAGCAGAGAGTTCGCAGGGATTAGTTGAAGACGATATTTTCTGGGACGAAATCGTAAGCATAGAGAAACTACCGCCAGATGAGACGTGGGCGATCCAAACGAGCAATGAAACCTTTATCCATAATTTCATCTTACAACACAACTCTACATTCCTTGCCAATAGTATCATAGCAGACTCGGCAGTGATTCCTTATAACAAATCGGTATACGTATCCCCCTCTTACTTGCAAACACGTCAGTTTTCTGCGGGAAAGTTGACTCCTTGGATGGAGGATTCCCCCGTTATCAGTAAGTACCTCTTGTCAAGTAAAGTATCGCGGCAAGTTTTTGAAAAGGGTTTAACTAATGGATCTATGATTTTCTTAAGATCAGCATTCTTAAATGCTGATAGAATACGCGGACTTAGCGCATCAATGCTCTGCGTCGATGAAATCCAAAATTTTATTTCTGCTAACTTGCCTGTCATCATGGAAGTCCTCTCCCATGCTGAAGATCCGACAGCACTATTTTCCGGAACTCCTTTAACCAATGACAATATTCTGGAGCAGAAGTGGCAGGAAAGTTCCCAGTGTGAGTGGCTCGTCCGGTGCAGTCACCACACTCCGCCGCACTACAATTTCTTAGATGAGCGGTGCATCGGCCTTAAGGGGCCGATCTGTAATAAGTGTGGAAAACCCCTTAACCCCGCAGACGGAAAGTGGGTTGCTTTTTCAAACGAGCGTTACATCATGGGATTCCACCTTAACCAGATCATGGTGCCTTGGATGCAGGTGGGTGAGAAGTGGCAGGAGATTGTTCATAAGTACAATACTTATTCGAAGGGTCTTTTTTATAACGAGGTTCTGGGCATAAGCTTCGATTCAGCGAGTAAGCCTGTTACAAGAAGTGACCTTATTGCATGTACTGGTAAGGGCATGAGGTTGAAGACTCAGCCGGATATTTGGACTGAAAACTGGCAGTGTGTAATGGGCGTCGACTGGGGTACTGGGAGTGACGGGTCTGAGAGAGATGAGAAAGGGAGGCTCAGGACAGCCTCCTACACCATCGTTTGTATCGGAGCCTACATCGGACAGGGGGTCTTCCACCCGTTCTTCTACAGGCGCTACCTAGGCGACGACGCGATCCCCACAAACTGTATCCAGGATATCATTTATCTATTTAACTGGTTTAAGTGCGTTTTAATAGGGGCCGATTGGGGCTTTGGTTGGGCTGCCAATGATCAGCTCGAGGCGACCTTTGGTATGCACAGGGTTATTAAATACCAGTATGTAGGAATGCAGCGAGAGCGTATGAAGTACGATGAGACCGCCCATAAGGTCATTGTCAATCGGACAGAAGTAATGTCGGACTTTTTTGTGGATATCAAGAAGAGGAAGTATGAATTTCCTATCTGGGAAGATAGTCAAAAATATCTTGTGGACATCGAGCATATTTTTGCAGAGATGTCCTCGCTAGGAACTTTGAAGTATGACCATAAAAAGACAGAGCCGGATGACGTGGCCCATGCGACTATTTTTTGCAAAGAAACGGCGGATAAACTTGCAGGGCTTTGGTAAATAATTCTAGTTTACCAAAATCCAGGTTCAGGGATTTCTTTATCGGAGTCCCAGATAATATCCACGTTCCTTGCCATGTAAAGGCCGTCAGGGCTTATGTACGGCCTCCCTATACCGATAAGGTCCGAGAGATCCAAGTCCAATCTTTTCTCACTGTCGCTCAAATAAACCATCTCTGAGCAGTAGAGCATTTTAACTCCGAGTTCGAAACTTATGTCGTAAAGAGCCCCTTCCATCTTTTTGCAGTTGGGGATTACTGTGTTGGTGATGTATTCCTTATCCCACGCACGGCAGCGAAGGATCACGACTCTATCTGCTTCTTTGCAAATATCAAAGAAGGTGGATTTCGTGTAGTTCTTATGGGTCATCTCGGAGATTTCCCATTCTGCAAATTTATTTACAACCAAGGCAGCGTGCGAGAAAGTTCCTGGTATTAAAAAAGAAGTGAGCTTCTTTTTATCCACAACGCAGAGGATATCTCCGTTTTCAAGTTTCGCGTAGCCACGCATGTATCTCCAGCCTCTAAGGGAGGTATAGTACATACTAAATCTAATGTAGGGAACTACATGCATTAAAAGCCAGTAGTACCAATCCGATTGCATGATGTTAAGGATAGTTGTGCGGTAGAGCTTTTTGAAGAAGTTTTGCATAGGGACCCTCTTTGGGCCATTATAGTTTGATATGCTATAAACTAAAAGTTATTTAGTAATGAGCAGCACAGCACTAACTTCATCTTGATTTAAGACCTCAATCTTACCGAAATCTTGAAGCTCTTCGTTAGTCCATGTTGACACATGATCTTCGAACGGATTATCCCGCACATCTTTCTGCGGGATGTTGGAGTAACTTACAATGAGCTTGTCTGTGTGCCGAAAGATCTCAGTTAGAAGCTCTAAAGCCTGTGGCTTAAGCAGATGTTCCAGCATCTCCATCATAATAATTAGCTCAAATTGGTTTAATGTCGGGAGTATCTCATTTGAGTGGCCAATGTAGATATGATCGTAATTTCCCCAGTTGGGCGCCCTATATTTCTCGTGTATCTCAATGCCTTCGATCCTAACGACCCACTCGTTCCTATAGAATCTCCAGGCCCACACATCGGTATATTCCCTGGCTAATGCGCCCCACTTCCCAAAGCCCACACCAATATCAAGAACGGATTTTGGGCTAAGATCTAGGACCTTAGAAGCGACTGCTGAAATAATTTTAGGGTGAGAAGTAGGCATTTTTAGAGAATACATAAATAAAAATAGGCGGACAATGATAATTGTGGGCTGGATTAAAACTAATCCAGCCCACTTACTTTATGTGACAGGAGGAAACTGGATTATCCAGTACCCCTCAACCTTATCACCTAGGTAAGATCTCCTAAATTCCCCGCTTAATCTCCTAGGATCGTATCTATGGTAAGTAACCACATCCACTAAGTGTGCAACAATCTGACACCTCTCAATTAGAGGGAGGATCTTGTAGTACCCCTCTCTGATCCTAACCCCAGCAAAAGTAAAGGTGCCCTCTTCAAGATCAGTGTATGTGAAAGTAAATCCTTCATCATTTGGGGTGAAGACGCACGGGAATTCTCTATCTACAAATTGTCTATCTTTGATAGCCACCATGTAGATCCGACAAGAAAATTCTTTACTCGTCACGACTCCCTCCTTTCCCAAAATGCTTTACTAACTGCTGCTTCGAAATCCTTCTGCCTCTGAATCTCCTGCTTCCTCCGTCTCCAATAACAGCAAGCTCCCCCGAAAAAGGTACGAGGGCTGTTGTAAGAACTAGGAACACAATTACTACTGTCTCGCTATTCATAACATCTCCTTATTGTACGGGAAGAATTTGCAACGATGTCCATAGATGTGAAGGGTTCCAGGTTGAAACGTCTATAGATCCGACATACGCAAACTGAAGTGCCGTATTAGTGCAAACTCCGAGGCGGAACTGTGACTTCATCTCTATTTCAGCGGTTCCTGCACTAACTTCTGCGGCGGTTCCTGCACGCTTTGTCGCATTGCTGTTGAATTTATAGGCCACGTTGCCAGTGCCTGCTGGGTTATAAACTCCAGTACTATTATAGTAGAACTGGAGACCTCTAAACATCGCTGTACCAGAAGAGAAGGTAGATCCATACGCAGCCCCTGTACAACTAGTTCCCGAGTACCATATAGTATCTGTAGTATAGGGCTTCCCACCTTCATCGTAGACCACGTATGCCGAGTTAGCAGCACTGTAAACAAGGAACCCCATCCAGCCATTTCTACTTAGAGTAGTACTAATAAGCTTATAACCATAATGGTTCCCAGCACCATCAACAAGCTCCCAATTTCCGGGGGCGCCTGTTGCCCCAGTAGCACCAACAGCTCCAGCGGCACCCGTAGCTCCAGCTGCCCCCGTTAGGCCTTGTGGTCCAGCGGCTCCGGTCGCACCTGTTGCTCCAGTTAGGCCCTGTGCACCTTGTGGCCCAACAGCTCCCGTTGCCCCAGTTGCTCCGGCTGCTCCAGCAGGACCTTGTAAGCCAGTTGCTCCTTGAATACCTTGAGCACCTGTGGTTCCGTTTGCACCATCTACACCAGCAGCTCCAGTTAAGTTTATGTTACTCCATGAACCACTCTGACAAAGAGTAAGAGTAGAGGGGAGTACTAAGTAAACTGTTCCTTCAAGTTCTGTTGTACAAACAGGAAGCTCGGATTGAGCAAGTACTTTAGCAAAAGGTTTTGCAGGAGAGCCAACAACTGGAGTATCCGTGTTTGGACCAGTGATAGGTTCACCACCAGGAGTTTGGTTATCAGCTCCTGGGTCCACAATCGATGGGCTAGTCGCTGTGGCAGGGGCGCTACGTTTCTTTGCACCCTTCCCGAATAATCCCTCAAGGCCCGTCATCTTTTTAAGATCCGAACAACCAACATTAAGAGCCAATACCGAAGAAAGAACTAATGATTTAATCAATAACGTTTTCATAATAAATCTCCTTGGTTCCGAAGAACCTATTAAATTATTTCTATTTGTTATTTTCTTTTTTAGGCCGTGGGAAAAATTCCCGACTCGCCAGTTCTTTAATATCATCCTCGAACTGTTTTCTAATCCCCTCGATGATGACAATTGTTGTTTCATCACCGTAGGTCCTTTTACTTTTAACTACTGTTTGTATGATAGCATCACACTCTGCAATCTTCTCAACGACGAGTTCTGCAAAGGCTTCGCTCTTTCCGTTTTTCATAAATCCGGCTCCCTCATTGTCATCTCATTTTCCGCGCAGAGTTCTGGCATGTAAGTAAACCCACTCATCATAATTGCCAGAGCATTAAATACGCAGACCTTGATATGACGGGCTGAATCGGTCTGTGGCGCCCCGTCGGGCTTCTGGGAAACTGAAGCGCAACTTACCGTCGTAAGAATTGCGAGAACGATCACTACTGCCCTCACGGGGTCCTCCTGTGTTATTGGTTTAATTTTTCTGCTACTCTTTCAAATGCGGACACACACATCCAGTCGAGAATAAGCCAGAAAGAATTTCTGATTTTCTGTGGAAGTGTGTATGATTTTTTCCGAGCTTCGTAATCACTACGAGTCATTAATGCTGCTATTGTTATGTAATCACGTGCCATAGTTTCAGCATTAAAGACCTGGTGCCTATTTTCCCTAAGGACTTGTTCGTAGTCCTTCAACATATACTCTATACTGTTTTCGATAACCCATGCTTTACCACCCTCATAAACTTGCTCCCTAATGATTCTTAACACTTCCTCCGTATTAGACATTGGGGACCCTCAGCTCTGAGAGCGCTTCGCGCATGAACTTCCGATCTAGTTGAGCAGCGGCTTGAGAAACAAAAACTTCTGCGAAGATGTTCACTACAACACCTACTTGATTTTCGTAGTCTCGGCATTCCAGCGGATCGCTGTGGACAGCCCACTTTCTGCATGAGATGGGCCTGGTCTCATAGATCGTACAGAGCCCGTTTTTATTAAATGGGCACATACGCTCAGTATAGGATTGTTTCCCGAAGGTATCAGTGTCGCTCTCATTAGTTGCCCTTGCCGCACGCTTAAGATGGTTTTCATCGGCCAGAGATTTTATATAATCGATCTCCGGGCCAAAGAGTGCCACCGGGATTGTACAACAGTGGGCACAACCTTTTTTGCAGGTCGGCTTTTTTTGTGCAATACCGAACATCTTATCGTAAGCTTGGCTCATTTTTTCGAGCCTCTGGTAACATTCTATGAAAACTGTAATTTGGTGTTCAGGGCGTATTCTTGGATTATCCTTAAACGTCGCCACCAGGCTTCCAATCTCCTGGTAGGTCTTACCAAAGGATTTAGCAAACTCTTCGGCTCCTTTAACATCATTTCCAAATGTGAATGGCACTAGCGCTTCATCCAAATAGGCTGTTGCTGCCGGAGTAAGCCCTATGCCTTCCCCGCAAAGTTCTAGTAGTTTGGACCAAAAAGCATGCTCTATAATTTCTTTCATTACCATAGTAAATCTCCTTATTTAGTTTATAATATTTTAATAACTTCCGAGTACCACTGCGGGAAATCTATCTTCTCGTAAACCGCATTAAATAGTTCTTGTTTAATATCTTGACTTAAATCACCCATCTGGAGGATCACGTGCTCCACACCTTTTTCTCTAGCAACCTGAGCAACATGGTTCCCGTTACCTCCAGGAAAATGGAAGTCTGTAAGAACAATATCCGGTTGTAGGGTAACAAGGCACTCGAACTCGCCGTATGTCGTTGCTACCAGGACTTCAGCAACCTTTCCTAAAATCTCCCTATAAACAAATATTATTGCCTCATCATCTTCTACCAATAATATCTTCTTCATAGACTACCTCCTGCCGCCAGTAATTATTTTTAGCCTCGGAGGCTCCATATCGTTTACAAGCCTCTCCAAGTGACTATTAACATAGGATTTTATTTCTTCCTTTGTTGCCGTACCGCCCTTAAGAAGATCACCCATCGCAGCAGCAATTGCCTTTGACAGGTGGGCATCTATAGTTTGGTGCGCGATCTCAGTATGGTGCATCCCACACTCTGCAAGCGCCTTAATATATCCAACAGAGAGTTCGTTAAGTTCTCTGTCGAAAGCGATAATAACATCCACAGTTGTCTTACCTTTTTTTACTGCACTCATAATACCTCCTTGGCCGCCAGGCCTTATTGTTTTTTCTCTGCCTTTGTTTTTTTGAAGTTTCTGTGTAATAAAGCGATACCGTCTTCGTAACTTATTTCTGGGTGTTCATCCGTACCCTCTATAGCTAGTCTGTAGTAATTTCCGGATTCTGGTTTATACATATACAGCATTCCGAAGATCTTTTCTTCTTTAACAAGGATCACATTTCCGTCAGATCTCTCACATAGCTCAATCATCCCGTTTGGGAACTTAGGTAACATTTTCATAAACTCTCCTTGTAGCGCCAGCTACTTTTAATAGTTAAGACTCAGGTTCCTCAAAAACAAAAACCCCGTAAGCAATCAATTTCTTGATTGCTTACGGGGTTCGTTGAGATACCTACTTTTCTCTTCTATAATACTTATACCACAAAAAGAGCGTTTTTTGCCACGTTTTTAGGCTATATCAGAGTACCTTACAGAGCCTGATTTTCGAGCCATATTAAGCCCTGACTGGGTTGTGATGGGAGTCTTGTCGATTCTATAGCCTAGGACTTTCGGAGCCGTACTGCCCCTAGCAACCTGAGCTGAGGTGGCTTTAGCAACAGGTGCCTTAAAAAAAGTTTTCAACTTATCGAAAATTCCAGCAGTCTTTTCGAAACCTTTTACAAACATAGCGCCTCCTGAAGATCTTTTAATCTTACCAATATTTAAAGAAAAAAGGAAAGGGCTTTCGCCCCTTGCCTTAAACCGGATCTTCGTTTTGAACTGCGGTTAAAATACTTTTTTCGAGAAGTGCTGAAACATCTGTTCCAGGAAGTTGCTTATTTAAAGGAGCTGACGCCGAGACCAAAGTGAGTCCAGGATCGTATATAAGGATCACAGAAGAGCTAAGCCTATGGTAGATCTTCTGCTTTGCTTGCGCTCTACTACGGGCCTCCTCGTGCATTTTACGCGCTATTATCATTAACTCATCTGGCGTCACTACTATTGGTGTCAGTGCCAATGTCCCCTCTAGTCTAGCACGCTCCTCAGTTGCGTGCCCTGTTTTTACTTTATCTGTGACCATAGATTTTCCCCTCTATTTTTGGTTGTATATAGACTGTATCGAACTCCACTTAGTAAAATACATAGGGTGGTAGTCTCTTCTTGCGTTTAAGAGCATATTAATATAAGCCGCAGCCAACGTGGTCACACCCTCGTATATTTCCACTTTCGTGTATTCGAAGAACTCCACGGTCATTGGCACTTGATGCTCAGGCATCAGAAAACTCAACTCTATTTGTTTAGAAGCCTCACTCGTTGTGTTTACGAAAAAGAGTGGTTCGTTGAGAAACGCTGCGGTCCCTTCTTCAAAGTGGGGCATGTCCTCCACCCAGCCGATAACACAAAGATGAGGGTATTTCTCCGATATTCCACGAAGAACTACGTGGTTCATGTTTTGTAATTCGCTCGCTGATTGTCTTGGTAATTGCGATGGGATCATGTATTTCTCCATTCTAATGTTAAAGCTACCCAAGGAGGGGAGGTCATATAACCTCCCATCCTTGGGTAGTAAATATTGCGGAATGAGCTGTGGGCTACATACCTAACTACTAAAAGTTTTCTACAGCCGTCTTTCGGGCTTTAGCGGAATGCATACCGTAGGAGGCTGAAGTAGCTTCGAAACGCCGAGACTTCCACATGGCTTCGTTTGTTTGCTTTAGAAGAGCGTTTTCCTCTAACACCGTATTAAGTTGCTTCGAAATACCCTCCATCAGGGTTGTTAGTGTGTCCACTTGACTCTCAAGAGCCGCTACTCTCGCAATTCCTGCCTGACCCATAATTGCCGCATGAAGTTCAACCTGGCAGTGCTTCTGGAACTGGATTAGAATATCACGAATGGATTCCTTCACTTTACGCGCATTAATGCTGCAGAGCCACATACCGACTTCTTCTAGAGGGAGTGCTAGCAACTGTCTTGCTTTTCCGTCGAGACCCATCCCGACCATATGGTCGGGGTTAAACTGCGGGTTACTTTGTAATCTAAGCTCTTGCTTGTTTGCGGCAATCCCGATCGCTGCGCATATAGCCGGTACCGACACATACTGCTTATTATCGTAAGTACATACCTCGATTAAAAGGTCTCTTCCGCCTATTTTAAGTTGCATTTGATTCATAATAAATCTCCTTTTTAATAGTTATAGTTTCTCACTATTAAACTTATACCGGATTAATTTGATTTTTTGCCATGGGCACCACTCAGGAGAGTCTCCATTAATAATTAATAAAATCCCGCATCTGTTCTTTTGTCGGAACCTTCCAGTTAAGTATCATCCCAGTGTCGATGTCGATATCGAGCATCACGTAATCCCCGTAGTGCTTTCCCGGCATTATATCTGGTACATAACCTTCATAGGAGCGGACCACAGACCCCTCGCTACAGACAAGATCACAGCTAAATGCATCAGAACACTTGACCTGGATTTTCAATATTTTTGCATTTACGATTTTTGGCACTTTTACTTCTATTTCCACGGATACTCCTTTTCATTATTTTAAAAATCCGGCCTCGTTACCTAGCGGACGTAGAACATTTTCTGAATATATCGTGCACGCAGTGTTGTGCACTTTGTGCGAGAATTTAGAACTGCACACATGGTAGTAGTTCGCATTCCATAATGCCTTCCACAATTCAGGGCTTACGTAAGCCCCTTCGTCAGCTACATAGAGCATTTCTCTATGTAGCGATTCGAGCCTCCGGCAGATTTTCTTACCAGACTCTGTAGCGGCCAGCTCCTTAAGGGATGGGGAGATGTTTGCGTGATAGTAGAAGTCCAACCACTCTCGAGCCGGTAGATTACTTCTTCCATACTCTATCAAGGTGTCCCTCCACTTCCATGGGGACTTGCCTAAGCATCTCGTTTGCGGCATCGACCATAATCTTCTTTTGAATCTCATGAGCGTCTTGAGCATACGACTTATGAAAGTCGTATACGATTTCGTCGTAAACCGAATTATACGTCCTAGCATTCCAACCCCTTCTCTTAAATTCTTTGCGACACCTTGCCATTGCTACTTTAGTCATATCTGCATTAACAGATTGGATTAAAGCGTTAGCACCTTCTCTCTCAATTGCTGCCAATTGACCTTTTTGCCTATCGTTTACGAAAGCTTTGAGCTGGTATTCACTATAGGTTTCAAGTACTTTTTTCTTAGATAATTCCGCTTCTACAGTGGCGCGAATCTTATCTCTATCTGGTTTAAACCAATGCCTTCTTCTCCCATTAATATTTGACATGACAAAATAAGTACTCGCGTTTTTCTGCTGCTCTTTAAGCCACGCGATCGTCGTTGCAAACGTCCTCATGTACTTATAGAACAGGTCACGGCACTCATTCAGGCTGATTTTGTAACCAGCGGCATTTAATTGTTCAAATAGGGACCCTGGTCCCATTCCATATGCTAACAGCTTATCCCCTATTACTAGGGGGCTAGACTATACCTTAAGAGGTATTATACCACTTCCTACCGTATTTACGCCGTAGCGTACCCAGTCCACAGGCGTTCTGTCTGTGCTGTGAGTCGTTGCACGCTTCCAATGTTCCCACTGGATTCGCTCAGGATTGTCCACGTAGGATTCCCCTGAATTGAGTAGGTTTTTCTTCGGCCTAAGTGGCTTACTCTACCGAAGTTCAATGTTTTTGTCGGTGTCCTAAGATGAGAGTTCTCATTTCTCTTAGTCACCTCTTTATTGAATAGCATGGAAGCAACAAAGCAGTGGAAATCCACACCAGAGTTAAAACCTTTTACCATAAGAGGATCTCCTGAGAGATCCGCCATGATCCGAAGTTCCGCCCCTGAGTAATCCACCGTACTTAGCCACCAGTCTTCGTCTGTCGTGAAACATTCCCTGTACCGTTGCTCGCGCGGGATGTTCAGGCAGTTCAACCCACCTCTACAAGCCGGGCGACCCGTGTCTGTACCATACTGATTAAACCTAAAGTGCACTCGACCTGTTACAGGGTGGATCGCTTTTAAGTACTGAGCCCCAAACTGATTCACACCGTGTGTTGCTGCTCGGTATTTTCCGAGAGCAATCATTATTGGGTGTTGCTGTAGCTTCTTCTGCGTCTTCTTGTTGGTATCTGTTACGAGCTGTCCGTCTGCGGAAACCCCGAGCATTCTGAGTTTAGCAAGGACCATTGTTGTCGAATCGTAGTCCATATCAATGATGTATTCTTCGTCGCTGTCTTCGTCGAAATTGAACATTCTTTCGCAAACAGGGGCAAAGAATTTATCCAGATCTTTTTTAGCAGCTACCGCAGACCGCTCGTTTTGGCCCATGACGGCTGACCACTTATCGCGGTCAATTCTCTGACCGTAGAACTCCATATCCGCGAAAGATTGTAGAACAGCACTCTCTATCCTCCAAGTTCTTAGCGTTCCGATCTTTTTAGCTTCCTCTTGCATGCAGCCTGCAATTTCCAATAAGTCAGAGGTATCATCTGCGGCATATTGTATCTGCTCTTTTGAGAATTCTCCTCTGTGCCCTATGAAAGATTCCCTGATTGTTTTATCACGCGATTTTCCAAGATACTTTAGAGTAACATCATCTAAGCCGTAACCATCGAACTGCTTCCCTGCTGTAAGAGATCTTTCCCCTAGCATTGTGCAGAGGATATTCTCCGTCTCAATATCTGTAGTTCCTTTAATTAATTGGTAATCGAAAGACCCGTTGTGAAAAGTTTTGAGAACTTCTTCATCTCCTAATAAGGGACCAAAGGCTTCTAGACAGCGTTTATCTCTGGTGTCTATAACGAAAGTCCCTTTCCCTTTTGCAGATAGTGACAGCAATGTGACAACATCTCTGTGAGGATCAACCCCTGTTGTCTCAGTATCTGCTGCCACGTTCTTAGAAGTTCTAAGTGATTTACAAACTTCATCTGCTCTTAGGGGATTTGTAATGTATTCATAGTCTGCCATAGTCCCCTCCATTTAATTTAATCTTCGCTCTCCGGCGTTACATTTCTAACTTTAGCCCTCCTTGATTTCTGCTCCCCCGTTTGGTACTTCAAGAAGTCTAGCTTCAACTTCATCAGCTCCCTGATATTCTTCGCACAGTTGCAGGCACTGTCCACCACTGTAGAGCTCAACCTCTTCTCCGACTTCGCGAGCCCTGTCATTAAGTCGTGCAATTGCTCCGTCGTAGAGTCTAATAAGTTCATCGAGTGTGATCCTTCCACTTCGATAATCGCGTTCTGCTGCATAGAGGCCTCTAGTGGGGTCTCGTCTGTATTTAGCAGCATCGATCTTTCGACTGAGCCTTTCTTGGTTTCGGGCGTAATACTCTCTTTGGTATTTGAGGGTTTCATCTTGGTTTCGCTTTCTTCGTTCTGCTCTTTTTTTATTGTACTCTTCAGCGTGTTTTTGGTAGTTCGCTCTACTTTTGGAGCGACCTTTTTCGGGATCGGATTGGTAGGCGGCTCGCATACGGTTTCTGGTTTTTTCAACGTAGGCGGGGTCCTTTCTCTGTTCACGATATCGAGCGCGGGCGGCTTCTTTTCTTCTTTCGATGGCTTCGGGCGACCTTGCCATGTTAATGATACTCCTGTTACTTCTACTTCACATGCGGTTGCATGGTAGATTTGTTTGCTTGTTTGTAGGACACTGAAGGTGTGCTTGCACTTTGGGTTCGCACAGTGTCTTTTTTCCATCATATATTGTATTGTGGGGTCGGTTTGTATTTGCATAAAATCCTACTGGAGAGCAAAAGGGGTAGCCTGGGGCTAACCCCCTGCGAAATTATTTTAAAACAATAAGCCCTTCACCGAGCATATTCTTAAGAGTATTGATTATCTGCTTCGTATTCACACCGCCATAAATTGTGTAAGGGTAGCTCCGCCTTTAGATCTACTGTCACAAACTGTGACAGTAGATCTCTCGACACCATCTCTTATCTCATTTGCATGCCTGGCTAAGTGGTTCATTATGCAAAGTCTAGTGACCCCGTACCCTCTAGCCGTCTCCTCAATGGTCATATACCATTGGTTGCTATCGTTAGTTGGGTGTACAGACACTTCTAGGCCATTGAAATTTTGCAGCATCATAATAAATCTCCTTTTTAATAGTTATAGTTTCTCACTATTAAACTTATACCGGATTAATTTGATTTTTTGCCATGGACTATCTTGTGTCTAAAGGCTCTCGTAGACCTCATCAAAGTGTGGCATTAGCTTCTTCGGGTGCCAGTGATTATGTATCCACTCCCTCGAGGCCGCAGCAGAGGCTCTTAGAAGCCCAGGGGACATAGAGAATTTCTTTAGTTGGTTTGTGATATCCTCTGTTGTTAGAACATCGAAATAAGGCATTTCGAGAAAAGCATCCCACCCGACAATCGTTCTAATGGCTTCTTTTGCGAGAGCATCCATATGCCCAAAGGTGGCACACTCAAGAGCCATGTACTCTAGAAAGCTTAGATGGTAAGAGCCGGTGAAGAATTCTTCGATCCCTACATGAGCGAATGTTTTCTGTGAGAGGCACTCATCATAGGGAACGCCGGTAATGATCTCGCAAACAAAACCGCATCGCCGAAGATTTCGAAGGTAGGGTTCTAAGACATCGTAGCCCTTATAGTCCCACCCTTTTAAATGGGCGTTCGATGGAGCGTAGGATACATGGATGGGTGGGCAGTCACCCCATTTTCCTTTATAAAGAATGCGGTATCTATCTTCGTGAAGGGGTAATGGGTTTGGAACTACCCATTCACACTCAGGGTATTCGCGGACATGATACTGAGCGATGACTAGTTTTCTCCCTTTAAATAAGGGGTCAGTAAGGACGCCTTCGAAGTCTTCGTGGGCTTTTCTGGCGGAGTGAAACTGAACTACCTTTTTTTTAGCTTTAGCTATTTGAAGAAGCTGTGGGTACTTCACGAAAATTTCTTGGTTCCAGGTGAAGTTATGGAAATGGAGGATATCTGTTGCCTCAAAAAATGATACAAGCTGTTCAAGAGGTTTATCGGACCAAAGATCGCCGCCGACAAAGACCTTATTCCTACCATTTTTACGGGCTAGCAGAAGTTGTGCTTCGTGCCCATAGCGGTTCTGGCAGGAGGCTAAGTTTGCTGGGGCATTTGAGAGGGGTGTGTTGGCTAGATGGAGGATGCGCATCCGGTAGCCTCGCCTGTAAACAAAATTCCATCATTATCATTTTTGATTAGAAGTTTTAAAAATTTCTGGCTGTAGCGGATCCAGATTAGGGCTTTCGGGTTGAAGCCGTGCTCGATAAGCGGAAGACCTCCTGCGTCAGAATAAAAAATGTAATCTTTGTATCTTAGGGCTGTCAGACCGCTTGCGATATGCTGTGGATCGTAGCCGCACTGCTCAAAACCCCAAATAACATTGGGAAGAAGGCCCTCGGCCACTTTCCCTGACTTTTTAAAACATTTGTTCAATTCTATAAAAACCATTAGTGCCGTACCGTCCAAATCACTTGGAACGTGCGTTATCCCACGGTATGGTGTTAGAATCACTTTCAGTGGTTCAGCTCGCGGGTCAATAAGAACCGAGTCGGGCAGTGTGACCGCGGTTGAATGGGTTTTTGGTTGCATTGTAGTAAATCTCCTGAGCCTTCAGGATACCTGTGTTGTCATTTCATTACAAGTTTGGGATAATAGGGGCACTATGTTTACGCTGGGTTTCAATAAAATAGCCGGTTCGATGAAGTCTAATATTACTCCAGAGGAGTACTACGCCTTGCAGTCGGAGAAAGATCCTTATATGGGAGCTGTTCTCGGGGCCGTAGCTGGTGCTGCAGCAGGTGGCGCAAAGAAGAAGAGCTATAAGGCGGCACTGATTGGTGCGGGTCTTGGTGGGGCTTCCGGGGCAAGCCTCGGGCACCTCGGAGGAAAAGCAAGTAAGGCAGTTCGCTTATCCTTACTAAAGCATGAGATTTCGAATTTAAAATTAAAATCATCTCCAGGTCGCGGAGATTATGGTCACAAGGAGTAATAGACGTGGGATATAAATCTAAAGAAGTTCTAAATACTTTAGCGAAAATCGCTGCGGATGGTTACTTAAAAAATAAAACTTCTCTCAATGCTTCGTTGAAAAAAGTTGCATCTTCCGAAGGTCTGGTACCACACCAGGTTGAATACGTTGCCGGTGAAGCTAACAAAATGGTTTGGGCGAGCAACTATCAAAGCGATAAAAAAGCAGCCTATGATTTTCCCTTAGCAGATCCGACGGTAGTGATCGATGAGCTTCAGATAAAACCTGTGGAAAAAGTTGCAGAATCTAATTTGGATTATATGCTCCCGCCGACAGAGTTAAAAAAACAAGCTTCTGACAAACAAGTTTACGGCGAGTTTGCGACTACACTTACTGATAATAATGCACGACGCGAACTCAAGCACAACCTCCAGAGCCGTTATGAAAAGTTAGCAGAAGCCAGAAATCAGGCCGAGGGCGATTTAATGATCATGAGGGCTGTAATAGACGGGCTTGAGACTAAATTCGTTAAAGAAGCCCGTGTCATGATTATGCAAACGCCATTTACAGAGCGCGCCGAGAGCATGGAGAAGATTGCAGAATTTATCAATAGCACCGGACACCACGAAGTTGGAAAACGCCTGATGACAAAATTATCTGCAAAAATCGTGAAAGACGGCTTAATAAAAGAATCAGGCCTCAAGGCTCCTGAAGAATACATCAGTAAAAAACTTCCAGCGCGAATTATCAATGGCAACCACACTCTATTCATCACTATTGATACGATCGCAAAAAAAGAAAACGATTTCAAAGAACTCAACAGGAACTTCATCATCTGTGATGGTACTCTTCCGGAGTTGAAAGAGAAGATCCGTGGCCTTTAGTCAGGGTTTTGAAAAAGTAGCCGGCCTCGGCACACTCTTTGTAAAAGGTACAGGGAAAGCTCTAAGTGCTGGCCTTAGCGGGTCAGGACGGGTTCTTGGTGGGTCACCAGGGGCTATGGGCCTACTCGGTGTGGCCGGAGTTGCCGCTAATGCTAAATCTAAGTTTAAAGAAAATAAAGCTCTTATGGAAAACGCGATTCAGAGGTGAACATGACAATTGATAAAGAAAAACTCTTCTCTGCGATATCTAACAACCAGAAAACATGGTTAGCAGATACAGGTAAATTATTCGCACGCTACGCGGCCCTCCCTGTTATGGCAGGGGTTATGCAGTATATCTTTTCTCGGAAAAATATCAAAGAAGACTTAGAGCAGTTTAAAAGTAGTTATAACCAACTGATTGAGAGCAATCCTAGCATCAAGAAGAACGAAGATCTGGCTGCCGAGCGATTCCGCGAACTATGTACCATCTCACCGACGATCGCAAAAAATCCAAACATGGCCGCAAAATTCATAGAGCCTCGTCTTAAAAGCGGACTCACAATTGATGATGTGCATAAGCTTACTATGATCCAGGCACACGCTAGAAGTTCACCCCTCTCTAGGGACGAAATGCATGAGGCTACTGCAAGAGCCGGTGAAGTTGCAGACAGGGTCTTCGGAGTTTTTGGGCCAAGATTTTTAGATAGATACACTGCTGTACACAATAACTACGCAAAGGAGCACGCGAAAATCATGGCTAAACCGCCTATGGTTGGCGATGATTTTGTGAAGAAAAGCTCACAAGTTTCAGAAAGTTGTCTCGGAGAGATGGTTGCAGACAGATACGTCCTTTGGCGTAGAGCGTACCCTTTAGATAAAACAGCAGGTGCGGCAGGAGCAGGTGCGGCAGGAGCAGGAGCCAATTATTTTAAAAAAGGATTAGCCTTTTTCGCAGCCCCCCTAGCGATCGGCGGACTTGTCCACGGTATCGGTATGGTTGTGGATGCGAAAAAGAAAGCAGCAATAGAACAAGAAGCTCAAAATACTTTTGATCGTATCCGTAGAAGCTCAGAGCATATGCAAAGTAACCCTGAGTTAGCTCAGGAGGCTTTTGACGCTATCCGAACCTTCGCGCCAAGTCTTGCAGTAAAACCAAATGTTCTTAAAACATTTATCGAACACACAATTAAAACTGAGCAGCTTTCACCTCAGACGGTGAAAGAGTTGGCGGAAACTCAGGGACATATCCAAAAAGCAGCACCTATGGGTTTTGCTCAAGGATTTTTTGGAGCTACGAAACCTGTTATCGATATTGCGGGTTCTATGGCTAACACTGTAAGCAGCAGTAAGACGGTTCTGTAAAGTGGACAAGCGCCTCATCTACCCTAACTACAACATTCAGGGAGCCCGTGATGTTTTTAATGTTACGGAAGATCGTCGTTGGCTCACAAAGCAGGCGGCAAGTGATGTGTACCACCCAGAGATCCAGAAATACATCAAGGACGCTAAGCCTATTCCTGATCTGATCCAGGTGTTAATAACGGCTCTCGGGGCGCATCCGTTTTGGCCTCAGAACGTCAATGCTGATCTCTTTCCTGAATGGTCCCTGAAGCACAAGGGGCCTGATTATGGGTACGAAACTTTTTTGTCTAATGCTAACTATTTTACGCATCACGTTAACAAAGACCCATCTCTTGCAAAAGGGAAGGTTCTTGCGACCGTCTGGAATGATAAAGCAAAAAGAGTTGAGCTAATAATAGGTATCAACCCTGGCCTAGATCCGGATGCAGCCACATCTCTTGATAATGGTGAGTCACTGTGCTTCTCCATGGGCGCGCGATTACCGTACGATGTCTGCACGGTGTGTCAGAATAAAGCTAAAACCCGCGCAGAGTACTGCGATCACTTACGCTACCAGATGAATCAAATCGATCCAGACACGGGAATACTTGTGGGCGCTGTGAACCCATTTCCTAAATTTTTCGATATTTCAAGAGTTCTTATCCCTGCGGATAAAACAGCTTATATGTGGGAAAAAATAGCCAGTGCTGCGGGTCACCCTTTGCGTAAAATAAGCTCTGCTAGATTAGCGGAGTTACCTGTTCATCGTTGGAGTACTATAAAAGATATGTCCAAGACAGCTAGTGTAAACAAATCGGCTACCATAGAAAAAAGAATCGCGGCAATATCAAACCCTGTTGCAGTAGAAAAATTAAGGCTGGCATTAAGTCAAGTTAAGCACGCTTTGGATATGTCGGCTCCAGAAATTCCTACGGAGGTGTTCAATGGTCCTTATAACCTTAATCAGTGTCTTTCTTCTATGGCATTACTCGGGGTTGTTCCGACACGCCGTGAGGGCGAAATTCTCACTAATCTCTTCTTGGGAGAAAACGGAGAAGGCGTGTCTTCTGCACCGGCTTCTAGTGATATCAGCATACCCCTCATCAAAAAAATCGCTCCCTACGCTTCCGAAAGGTCCTTCTATAGACCCCTACTCTTGCAAAGAATCCGCTTGTCAATTCCACTCCATAAAGAAGCAGGTATCATAGATGGTACTGCTTCTCTGGGAGTTGGCATCACCAAAGGTGTTTTTTCAGCATTAGGGGCACTTTTCGGAATCACAGGGTCCTTGGCTCCAGCAGCAAAAATGACTGAGGCTATGCCGCAGGGGCTCGCTGGAGTTATTGCTAAATATCCTATCTTAGCTGGCATACTTGCCGCCATGGCCATGAATAAGATTCAAGGAAACTCGTCAAAACCCCTTGTGTCTGGAAACTTTACAGTTGCAGATACTTCGGCAGGTTTGTATAATAATGACTGGCAGAGACGTTTCATTCAAATGCAAAACCGTCCTGCTACGGTTATCAAAACCGGTGCAGCCCTAAAACAATCTGAAGATTTAGTAAGTCCTCTGACTTACCTAATCATGACATCGGATCTCTGCAAAGAGGCCGAAGAGCTGCGCCTGTGGTCTAAGGTAGCTGATAACTACCTACAACACCTCCAATCTCAACAGTTCCGAGACATCATCAAGAGTGCAGCGGCAATCGCTCCTGGAGAGGACTTGTCTTGCGTAATTCCTGAAATCGGAGACTTCGAGCTTATCAAAAATATACTGAAATAACAGGAGGTAAAATCATGGCTACATTAGAAGAGCTATTACGATCTTACGACCTTGTGGACGGGCCTGCTCAAACTAAAACCGCTTCTGCTAACTTACCAGCAAGCGCGGAAGTTGATCAAGTTTTAGAATCATTGGGTTTAGGTGGATCAACAGAGGTTATAGAAAAAGTTGCGAATGCAAACACAAATAAAGGAGATAACATCATGAGCCTTACAGGTATTTATGAAGAAATCTTCGGTGACGTTGCGCCTGTAGCAGGACAAGAAAAAACTGCTTCTGCCGGCGAAAATACTGAAGAAACAAACGAAGCGACTCAGTTGTTCGGCGAACTTTCTGCACATTATTTCGGAGCAGCACAAGCTGAATTTTTAGATAAAATCGCAGGAAGTGTTGAAACAGAAGCAGGTCCTGGTGAGCAGCCTATGGCCCATCTTGGGAACACAAGTTCTTTAGGTCGTTCTATGGGAACTATTAAAGATCCAGCAATGCCAGTAAATCATTCAGCTTCAGGTGGTGAAGGAATGCATACAGCAACTGGTGGAACTTCGCCTTATTCTTTGAAAGAGATGGCGTTGAAAAAACAAATCCTTAAAAATATGGCCGCGGCTCCCGTCGGCGATATCAAAGACTAAGAAAGGAGCTCGCAATGAATTTATTTGAACAAGTTCAAAACATGTCCGAAGAAGAAAAAGCACAATTGCTTGCCACTGATTTTGGAGCTGATCTTGAAAAAGAAGCTTCCGCAGAAGTTGCAAAAGCTGGTCTTGCTGAAGCTTTGTACGCTTATGGCGCACACATGGCTGAGTTAGATATCGAAGGTCAAGGCGATCTTTCAAAAGAAGCTAGCGAAAGCTACAATGAAGCGACTGCTGAAATCTCCCAAGTCCTCGAAGGCTGTTTAGTTGAGTCAGGTATCTTGGAGACAGATGATACTACTGAACTACACAAAGAAGCTCAAGCTGCTGCTGCTATCATGTTCCAAGGTTATGCAGACCAAATGGAAGACATGATCAAAGTTGCTGCCGAAGGAAATGATCCTTCTTTTATGGCTAAAATGAAAGGCCACCTTAGCAATTTCGGCAAAAGAGTCGGAGAAGCTAAAGAGAAAACTAAGGAATTTGCTGGAAAAGCTGGAAAACACATCGCTGCCAATAAAGGTAAATACGGTGTCGGCGCCGGTGCTGCTGCTCTTGGCTTAGGTGCTTTAGCTTACAAAAAACACCACGAAAAGAAAGCTTCTGAACTTTCAGTTGAAGAACTTTCAGATATCGTAAACCAAGAAAACGAATTCAACAGTGTTGTTTTCGAAGGTCTTGATAAATTAGCTGCTAAAGGTAAAGCAAAAGCTGTTGCTGGTATGGGCGCTAAACTAAAAGAGATGGCTAAAAAACATTACGCTTCTGGAAAAAAACACGTATCTGCCAATAAAGGGAAATACGGCTTAGGTGCTGGAGCTGCTCTCGGAGCTATCGGTACTCATGCTGCCCGCAAAATGTCGGATAAGGACTAAGCTTATGTTGAAACCTCTGAAGGATCTTATAGCAGAAGCGGACAAATACCTAGGTGTAACCAAGGTCGCTGCCCCCTCTGCATCTGACGAGGTTTCCTCTTTGGCAGATACTTTAGCATTTGCAACCCAGATTGAAGAACAATTTCAAACTCCAGAAGTTCAGACAAGTGTGGAGTTTGAGAAAGTTGCCAAAGCTTTAAATAAAATCGCGGCCTCGGCTGAGTTAGATGCCATGGTTAAATCAGAGCAGTTTGAAAATGCGGCTCTTGAACATGGCTATACTAATGATCAGATCAAGGAAGCTTTGGAAAAAGTTGCAGCGAAAAAGCTCCATAAAAATCTTTCAAACCTAACAGCCTTGGGAATTTTATCTCCTGGGAAAAATGATTTGAATGCTAGAAATAGTAAAAAATCAGAAGCTGTCGGTGAGGAGAAAAGAGTGGTTCCTTTTACGCATGCTTTCCGAGGTGCTCTGTGAAAGCAGTAACACTAGAGCAAGTAAAGCAAGCTGGGATTATGCTAAAGAAAGAGCACGAAGAGAGGCTTCGTCTAGAAAAAGAAGCTGGGGATCTAAAGCTCGAAAAGAGAGCGACGCAAATCGCTTTCCGCGAAGTTGAGCTGGGGATCTCCGAGCCTTTTAAGAATTTCACGGCTTTTCAAACTAAGGTCGCAAGCCTTATGTCTGAAGATCTCGATGTCGTGGAGAAGGCTCTGCAAAGAGGGTACGGCTCGCCCAATCGTATCGGCACACTTGATGACGAGACGAAAAGCAAAGCCAAAGATCCACTTTCAAGATGGATTTTGGATGGAGAACTTTAAACAAATATTTTAAGGGGGCATTTCATGGCACTTCCACAAGAAGTTGTAGCACCAATCACAACTGATTTGCGTGCAGAAGAGTTAAACTTCGATATCGTTAAGGGTATCGAGCACGTTAACTACATCGATGGAAAACTCGATGCAGGTGACGTTGAAGAAGGCGACTGGGTCCAAAAAACTGCAACTGGTTTTGCAGTACCACCTGCTGGATCTGTAAAATGTTACCCAGTAGTTACTGGAAACAACAGATACGATGCTTTGGCTACTGGACAAGTTACAGTAATCATCGGTGGTAACTGGATCTACAAAACTAAAAAGTATGTTGCTGGTTCATACACAGTAGGACAACTTCTTACTGTTAAAAACTCGCAAACACTTCCCGGCCCTTGGACTTCAGGGGATATCGCTTGTGGACGCGTTTATTCAATCGACGCTGTTAACAACGTAATGGAAATTTTAGTTTTGAATAGCTAGTTTTTTAGCACACTTTAAAAGAGTGTGCTAAAATCTAAATTCAAGTTGTTTATAATAAGCCAACCTAAGAAGGAGGAGGCACAATGTCTATGTCAGAAGAAGCAGCAACGTTTAATTCGTTGTTCGTTGAGCGCATGGATACCCAAGAGGGACAAACTAAGACCGCACAAGCTGGTCAAGCATATGTTCGTTCATTCTTGCGGGAACACGCGTTTTCAAGAAAAATTTTACCACCTGAGTCGTTAACACGAACTGATCTTCAACGATCAACTCGTAACGACACTTTGATCAAAGTTGTGGATTTCGAACATCCATCAACTGCAGCTGCGGTTAACTTCCGTTCTGCTGGTCGCGAACGTTACTTACAAGGTAAACGTTATGCGGTTCCATTTTTCAAAATCGAAAGTGATTTATTTGTAAAGAATGAAGCTGAGCTTCTTGCTTACGAATACCCTATCACTAAAGTAGTTGAAGAAAACTCTATCAAAGATATCATGTTTGTTGAAGATAGTGTTTTTATGGCGGCGTCTGCTGGAGCAACTACGGCATCTGGTAAAAAAATCGTTTCTGCTGATACTATCGTTAACAGAAAAAATCTTACTAGCCTTGTTAAAATGATCGACGTAGATAAATTACAATCTACACTCATTTTGATGACTAATGTGGATTTCGATGATTGGCACGTACAACCTGCTACAGATATCGGATCGCCTTTGGCTTCTGATATGACTGTTAACGGTTACAAATACGACACGATCCTACGCCGAAAATTAGTTACCACTAACAAGATCGACTTGTTACCTGCCGGTAAGATTTTCGCGTACACTGATCCTCAGTTCCTTGGAAACTTCTTCATCCTTAACGACGTTAAGTTCTGGATTAAAAAAGAAGCTGACAAGGTATACTGGCGCTCATGGGAATACGTCGGAATGGGTATTGCGAACCTTCGCTCCATTGCTGAAATCAACCTTAACGTTGGCGAAGTAATTCCAGGCGGCGGTTCATTTTAGTACATTGCGCTAGAGTGCTCTGTAATGCTAATAACTAAAAAATACCGAGAGCGATCTCGGTATTTTTTTATTTATTTCGATGCAAATTTGCATCGCTTAACCCACCCCTCCTGCGTATTAAAGCTGAATTGGTTGATTTTCTTCGCTGTTAGGTGTAACGTTATTGGTATGTGCGCGCCAAGTGCGCGCTGCTTCCGTCTCTGGGTGGCGCGTGGTCTTCATTACGTACTAATTCGCCAGTAGCAAATCTAGTGTATCCTGCTTTTTCAAGCATGACATCAGTCTCTGCCATTACCTCTGCCACAGTTCTATTTGCCAGGCGGCTCTCTTCTTCTATGTGCGCTAATACCTGATTTCTGAAATCTAGAGCTACTTCGGTTCTTAACAGCATGGCTATGTATATCATGCCTTTTGTTGTGATTAGTGTTCCTGATGGGCGACCTCCCTTTTCAGGCGAGGAGGTTTCGGACATTTTTGTCCGAAACTCTACATCTTCCGCGACCAGACCTTGTTCGGCAAGCTTATGCTGCTCTACGAGCCTTCTTATATGCCTGTCGCTAGAGTCTATAATCTTCGCAAACAATTTCGGTTCTGTGACATATCCTAATTGCGGGTGCACATACATGTAATTTGTTAAGCCACCAAATGAAAAGTATTTTCTCTGAATCATAATAGATCTCCTTATTTTGCAGAATGCCTAATTGCTCTGTATAAAACTTATACCGGATGTAATTGATTTTTTGCCACGGCAACAACACTTGCCAAACCCAAGGAAATAGGAAAATATGTCCTAGTCGAAGGAGACTCAAAACTATGAAAGCTTTCCGTGTAACGAATGTAACAAATTTAGCTCTTGGAAGTCGTGGACACTTTTTACAGATGGATGAGACATATCAGAATAGAACAATCCCTGTTGGTGGAAATATCGTACTTAAAGCAGAGTTCTATGAACTGCTTCCACAGTACATTCAAGAATGGGCTGCTAAAAACTGGGTAAGACTTTATGATATGACGGCTGTTGAGGGTGATGGCTACATTGCTGGTCTTCGTGCTGGAGGAGAAATTACTCCAAGCTCAATCAACCCTATTAAAGAGATGAAGGGCAGCGATCTTATAGAAGATGATGAAGTGGATTTAACGGAAGCTTTCGAAGCAGAACTTAAAACGTCTGAGTCGACAGGGCCTATCGTAGAAAGCACTTCTCAAATGCAACCTTCTGTGAAGATTACCCAGGCACTCCAAGAAGAGCGGCATTCCCATGATCTTTCACCGATCCCCGGTGAGACGCCTAAAACTTTAGATGATTCCGAAAAGTTCACAGTACGTGCTCCTCGCTCAAAACAGCCAGGTAGTGTCGTCAGAACAAGATAACTACCTTAACGCTTTTGACGCCGAAAAACCAAGTGATCCGCACAGGGGGCTGTGATACAATCAGCCCATGGATCCATATCAAAGAAGTCAGCTCGCAGAAATAAGAATGAAAAAAGCGAAGAAGTATCTTCGGATGTTTCTTATGGATAATGAAGAAATGAATCGCCTTCTCGGTCGCAAAGAGATCGATGACGATCGGATGGAGCTTGCAATCATCATGACCATCAGCGACTGGAACACGACAGCTCCAGTGATTGGTAGGCACGATATAGTTTCCTGGCCGTCGCTGTATCTTCTTATGCACGGGGCTGCTATACAGTGTTTGATTATGGCAGGATTCTACCAGTCTAGAAATGAGCTGACATATAACTCAGGCGGATCCAGTTTCGTCAGGTCCAATAAAACCCCTTACTACCAGTCTTGGATTCAAAATTTATCCTCGAGCTACGAATCCAAAAAAATGCAATTAAAAATTCAAAATAATATTGAAGGGGCTTATGGACACGGCGTGTCAAGCGAGTACGATTTAATAGGTCTTGATTTTTAAGTACTTGAAATCATTGGAGAATTCGTGATAAAATTCCGCAAAGTCCAAGCAATACCGCTCTCCAAAGTCCCTGCGAAGGTACTGATTCGCTGGGAGACTGACGTTCGTTCTGCTGCTGAACTGGTGGATTATGAATTCCTCGTCTTAAGGCAGACTAACGGGCAAGACAACGTACCGAACTTTCAGGATGTTGATATTGACGGGAAATTAAAAACTCCTACACCTGAAACCATCCCCGCTTTAAATTTGCAGGCGATATCGACTTGGATTGATGGGTTAGACCAGCCGTGGTTCATGGATTACTCAGACGTTCTGAAGAACCTTACGCACCAATCAACTTACCGTGTGAAGTGTCGACATAAAAAAACATTAGAAGAGACCATTTCTGAGCAGTTTGCCCATGAAGGGAACCTAGATTTGGTGGGTCTCTATATCGTCGATGAGCATAACTTTCTTTTAAAGGATGTTACAGGAGTTCCTTCTTTAATTTATCAAAGACGACGCGGCGGGATCATGTGCCCTAAATGCTACGATCCGATTCAGAAGAAGAGAACGATGTCTCACTGCACTTCTTGTTACGGGACGAACTGGGTTGGTGGGTTTTTCAATCCGATTCAGAGCTATGTGGATTTCAACCCGAATCCTAAGAACATCACTATTAGTCAATGGGGTGAGGTCCAAGAAAACGAGACACAAGCTTTGATGTCTAACTTCCCTAGTGTGGTCCCAGGAGATATCGTAAGAGAGTTGCCGGAGAATCGCTTATGGAGAGTAGTCCTAGTAACAGTCACTGAGAAGCGTAGAGTTCAGATGCTGCAATTTGTGCGGTTGTCAGAGATCAAGCCTGCGGATGTGGAGTACTCTATACCCAATGACGAACGGTTTCAGATCAAGCAACTGGATGAATTTGATAAAATTAAAAAGAAGACGGAGTTTTAGGATGTTTGTTTCAGGCTTCACCAAAACTGCCTTCGGAGTTTCAAAACCATCTACCTCCACGTCAGCGTCTTCCCCGCGAACGCTCCAAGCGCTTACAGGGGCTCCAGCTATCAGACCCTTCGGTAATCCTATCGGAAAATTCGGGCAGCGTCCTCGCACGGGTTTAATGAGTATTTCAAGGCTTAAAGATGGCCTTCGGTGAGATTTTAACTTTCGAGGCGGCTTTTGATGAGTACTCTCCCGTTCCCGATAAAAAGGCTTTTAAAGACAGTATTATAAAAAGCATGGCCGAAAAAGGGGAGCTTGTTTACGAGGTTCCTCATGATGGGGGTGAGGGAGATTTACTTCTAAAGACAATGGACGCTCACGTCTCAAGGGGCTATAATGTCTTTAAATCTTCAGAAGAATACCAAAGCTGGTTAGCACAGTCTCTTTATGAGCCTACTGATGAAGAAGTGCTGGCGAGCTTAAAGGAACAAAATGGCGCAGGGACCTAGAAGTTTTATCAATCCGAATTATTTCTACGCCGATAAACTACGGTTTATGGAGAGTTCAGTACTTTCGTTTCTTCAGCAGCTATTCTCGACATTCCCTTCTAAGAAGGACTTCGAAGGCCCTGGCTACCAATACTCTGAAGATGAGGATGTTACTGAGATAAAAATTGAGGGTCAAAATACTGACAATCTTATTACCGTGGACAATCGGCCCAAGATTGTTGTCGCCAGGGGGCCTGTGCAATTCCAGCAGGCAGGTATCAATGGTTTTGTTGGGTCACAGAATTTATCCCTAGGGAGTCAACGGCACGCTATAATTATGGCGGGCAGCGTCGGCGTCAGTGTCTATAGCAGAGAAGAGCTAGAAGCGGACCGAATAGCTGAAATCTGTGCTAGCTCAATCGAGTCATTTCAGCCTATAATAAGAAAGTACGGGTTTTTAGAAATTCGTACTGCCCAGATAGGTCAGCGTGCCTTAATAAAAGCGGACGCCAGGCCTGAACTTTTCGTAACCCCAGTTATGCTGCGTACAAGTGTGACGGCAAATTGGAAGCGAGAAGTTGTCGACCCTGTGAAACTTCGCCGAGTAATAATTGAGATTTTAGCAAAAACTCCGCAGGGTACCATTACGGTTTCTACTTCAGTTTAGTAAACAAGATTTGATGAGAGGTGTAGCTTATGGCTTATCGTGAACCAGCAGTCCGAGTGACTCAAGAATTTATAAACGCACTACCTGCATTGGTAGCCTTCGCGCTTCCGCACGTAAATGCAGGACCTGCTTTCCAAGTAGTAAAGCAAGCTTCTGCGGGGACTTACCTTGGATTGTCTGCAAACTACAACTATCCCGGACAGATAGCAGGAACTTATATCGACGATCGTCCTGAAGATTTAAATGATTTGATCGGCTTTCCTGTAAAAGCTTACCTTAAAGATACAGTACTTAGTTTACTTACTGTAGCAGGGACTGGTGAAGTTGATCCTTACGATAATACACATTTCAATGATGCCACTTTAAATGCGTTTGCTAATTTAGCAATCGGCGATGTTTTAATTGCTAGCGGTTCCGGCTTAGGAAATAACGGCACTTACACTATTCGACAAATAATTTCCAACAACGTTATCAGAACGAATGAGTCTTTTACTGCTGCTGAGGCAGGGTTAAATTACGAAGTCCGTAGAAATGTTCAAACTACTGTAGGTACTATCGAATTAGATATGACCACTATCGGGATCGTCGTTTCGACAACTACTGTAACTCTTCCGATCGGGCTTACTTACACTCTAGCCCCTTTTGGCGCAGTAGATATTGTTTCTGCGACTGTACTTTTATCTTATAGAGCTTTGAGAATCGAGAAGTCCTCTGACGTTTGGGAATACTCCGCTGTTTCTGAGCTTCAAGCTGATTTCGGAACTGATCAAATCGTCCCCGAAAATCCAGCAGTTTTTGCGGCGTACATTTCCCTACAAACGGCAAGTGTTCCTACAAATCTTATTGCAATGAATGCTGATTTCTACGCGGATGAAAATCTTTCATTTTTAAATGCTTGGGAAGTTCTTGAAACTGTGGATATGTATGCAATCGCGGCTTTAACATTTAATCCGGCAGTACACACATCTTTAAAAGCTCACTGTGAAACTTTATCTTTACCTGATAATAAACTTGAGCGCGTCGGTATCGTCTGCCGACCAATCATTCTAACCGCAGTAGTCGTAGATTCTATCACTACAGGCGGATCAGAGGGTTTTGCAGGAACAGGGAACTTAACTCTTACTTCAGCAGCATCGAACTTTTTAACTGACGGTGTTGTTCCAGGCATGGAGATCGTAGTAACTGCGCCTAATGGTATCGTAGGAACTTACCCTATTGCCTCTATTACTAGCCAGACACAATTAGTCGTTACTGGTACTATCGGAGCGCCTACGAACTCGGTTACTTTTTATGTTCAAAAACAACTTCAAAAATCAGAGCAAGCTTCTTTCATGGGAGCCTATGCGACTTCTCTTGGATCTCGCAGAATGGTTTTCGTATGGCCTGATGTTGTTCGAGGACCTGTAGGTTCTGAAATTCGGGATCTTCCAGGATTCTTCCTTGGGGCTACTGTAGGAGCGTTAACGACTGGTTTACCGACTCAGCGCGGGTTCACAAACCTTGCTGTAGGCTACTTCCAGGGAGTTAGGCACTCTACTAAGTACTTCAAAGGGACGGACTTAAACACTCTTGCTAGTGGCGGTGTGATGATTTTCGTTCAAGACGTGCTCGATGTATCCGCCCCTTACATCAGACATCAGTTAACTACTGATATGTCAGCCATCAAATTCCAAGAATATTCTATTACTAAAAACGTGGACTTCATTGCTAAATTTATCCGTAGCAACCACAAGAAATTTATCGGGCCTTACAACATAGTTGATAACGCTTTTGTTGACTTGAAAACAGAAGCCACAGCGGAAATGAAGTTTTTAAAAGAAAAAACTAAACTTCCAAAAATCGGCGGAGTTATCAATAGTGGTAAGCTCGTGTCCTTACTGCAAGACCCTGTGAATATCGACAGTGTTATCGAGAGATACTCTATCGATATCCCAGTACCACTAAACAACCTCGATATCACAATCGTTGTGTAAGGACTAAGATGTTTACAGTAGGTTTTGAAAAAACATCTGTTAATTGGGGTGCTGTTGCAAGACAGACCGCTAAGCTCTTCTCGCGCCCTTCTGTAGCACGAACTGCTGCGGTGGGTGCTGGTACGGGTATGGTCGCAGGGGCCATCAATGCTCAACCAGGTGAAGGCATAAGCGGCGCCGTTAGGGGTGCGGCCCTCGGAGGACTCACTGGTGGGCTAGGAGCTGCAGCCAACCGAAGACTCGACGTGATTAACCGACTGAAAAAGCCAGGGATGCAACAGTCTTTGCAAAAGCTAAAAACTCCTGTTCCACCGAAACCACCAAGTAATGTTAGTCCTCAGGGGTTTAATCAAGGGTTCAAGCAAAGCACTTTGCCGCCCGTACCAAACATGTAGCTAAAGATTAAGGAGCACTAAATGAGCGCAACTACAGATTTTACAAACTGGGATTTTTCAAACTACCACGTTCAACAAGAACTTCAGGGCGGTCAGTTTGTTTCTGCAGAAACAAGCCTTATCGCTGCTGGACCTCCTGAAATTGGCGGAACAAGCGCGTACTCGCAAGTTCCGGCAACTAGTGTTGGAAGTGTGTACCCTATCGGTCTTCTAGAGAACGCGGGATTATCTCAATCAAAACAACTTCAAAAAATCTTTGAGATCGGATCTTCTAGGTCTTACTTTATTCCAGGAAGAGTTATCGGTTCTGTAAGTTTGGGACGAACTTTTTACTATGGCCCATCTCTTTTACGAGTGATGTACGCTTACTATAAAAATACAGAAGGTGATGTACAAATCGGAACTGTCGATCCAACAACATTGATCACTCTAGAAGACGGATCTACTGCGGTATCACCGTTAGCAAGACTCTTGGATCGTGGCGATACTTTCCACAAAGTCCGTCAATCTCCTGGAGAAGATCACTTCTATGTGAACCTAGCATCAGACTTATTTAACCAGTCTACTGGATTAGCGTTTTACTTTAAAGATGCGAACTTCAATAACGTAGGTGCGTTCTACTTAGAACATGTTTACATTCAAGGGCACCAATTCTCTGTTTCTTCCGGATCTGTGCTAATTATGGAAGGCGTGAGTGCCCAGTATGATCGTATCGTTCCTATACAATTGCTGTAAGAGGTATTTATGTTTTTATTAGGATTTGAGAAGGTTGCAAAAAAGCACAAGAAGGACGACCATACGCTAAGACGTCTTTTACTGGGAAATCCGGCAAGTGCCGCTTTAGCAGCAAAATCTGGAAAAAAAGAAGAGGCATTCTCTGAAGCTCACGGAAATATCCGGAAACACCAGGTAAAAGGACTTTTGCAGGGACTTAAAGCAGGTGCTCTCGTCGGTACTATTGGTGGAGCTGCACTCGGGGCTACAGCCCTTAAGAGGGGTTACTCTGGTAAAGAATCCTTGAAACACGGGCTTCGTGGTTTAGGGCTTGGGGTAGGTAGCGGGATGATCGGTGGTAGCGCGATAGGCGGCATCAGAGGTCATCTAGGTCACGAAGCCACAGCGATCCATCGCAAGTACGACAAGGGTAACTAAAATGGGCTTAAGCAGCTTAAAGAGCCACTTCCTGAAAAACAAAAACGCCTATCGTCGGGTTGCAACAGGCGCTGGCGCAGGATCTGGGCTAGGTGCTGCAGGTGGAGCCGTTGCCTATGAAAAAGACCCTAAGAAGTCTAAAGCTGAGAATGCTAAGTCACGAAAGAGATGGGCGTTAGCTGGTGCTATATCTGGCGGAGCAATAGGCGGTATGCAGGGGTTCGGATACCATAAGCAGAAAGCCTTCCATGAAAATATGCGGGACTCAAGAAGACAGTGGGAAGATCACTTTAGGCAGGGTAGGCACTCAGGCTCAGGTGGAAGAAATAATGACTGGTCCGGTTTTGGCCACTATAAACCCGATCACGGACCACACTTAAAGCATCTGAATCTGCACGGCAAAGAGAAAACTAAGATGGAAGTCAAAAGAGCCTATAGAGAGGCTGCTAAAAAAGCGCACCCAGACATGGGTGGGTCAGAAGAAAAGATGAAGCACGTAAATAACGCTTACGATAACATTCAAAAATCTGACTGGTTTGATAAGCTTGCTAGTGGTTTTACTTATGGCTTCCAGAGCGTGGTGGGGTAGATAATGTTCGCAAAAGGATTCACAAAAATATCTATAAGTAAGAAATTTTTTGATAAATACCACGCAGGTTTTTTATCAAATAAAGTACAACCTGCTTTAGATAAGATGGATCCTTTTACTAGAAAGGCTTTCGAAAAAAGCACTCCTTACGAGCACTACAACGCTAGAGTAATGCAGGATTATGAGAAGCTCCACGACTTAGATCCAAAAATGCCCTATAAACAGAAGCGACGCTTGATGCAACAAATCGCTCAAGACACGCGAAGACAGTACTCATCGGTCGCGCCATTAAAATATAAAAAGCCTGAGATAAAGGGTAAAAAGCCATGGATGAAGGCACTTAAAGCGGCGGGCTTAGTGGGCGCTTCGTACTACGCAGCTAAGAAGCTTTTTGGTAAGAGTGATACTAAACCTGCTTCCGAGAATTCTCCCGAATAAATCTTTCTTTGCTAAGAATTTTATCTCTGCGTTCTGAATCATAGATCCATGAGCCTGGCGGTAGGTATAGCATAGGAAAAGGTTGCTCTAAATTCTTGGCGTCGGAATCATACCCATATAACCAAATCTTGTTTTGTAGGTATCCTGGAAGTTCTTGTATCTCTGCAACCGCAGCAGAACGATTGTTTCTCGTGGTTCCGCAAGAATGGAGTATAATGCTACAATCCATTTCACGAAATAGCCAACTCTCATTAAGTTTTGTCTCTCCTGAAATAAACACCTTAGCGTTCTCGAATTTCAGCCCATAGGATGGAAGTCTAGGGTCCATAAAGTTTGGAACAAAAGAGATAATCTCGGTATGGTATTCCTCTTTAATATGTAATTTAGCAATAATCTTCACATCAAAATATTCTTCTAAAAAAGATCCAAGTTCTTCCTCTAATTTTGAGCGAATCATTCCTATAAGTTTTGCAGGAACCGCTAGAGTTGGTTTCTTCTTTTTAGTCGAGTACGCTGCAATTTCCAGTAGGCCTGCTATTTGATCGTAGTTGGACGATAGGACCATTATTACCGCTACTGCCTCAATAGAGTATCCGTACCTTTCAAGTGCCGGCATGGCAGCCCACGGCGCTCCTACGAGGGTCAACGTCTTTCCAGAAATTATCAAGAAGCTTGATGGACTTAGTGGGTGACGGCAAAATCTAGACCCCGTACCTATAGCTCTAATTTTCATCGGAAGTCTTTTCAAAATAAAATTTAATTTTAGTTTCCTGTACTGAAATAAGTCCGAAGCGCTCCGCATTTCTAAAATTCACACTGTACCTGCGAGCCCTATTCACCTGGTCCTCGAGTTCTTTTCTAAAAAACTCGAGAGAAAAAGTATGCTTGAAGTTATTACAGGGGCGGCAGGCGGGAAAGAGATTTTCTAATCTATCCAAACCTCCATGCCGTAAAGGGATAAGATGGTCAACTTGAAGACGGAGAGCTGCCTCGCCACAGTAAGCACACCTACCACCAAATTTACTTTTAACCTGATCTTTTATTTTTTTCGGAAGATGCTTCCTCACGGCCTCATGCATAGAGCAGCTAACTTTGGCTCTACCTCCTCAGTGACTGCAGTATCTAATTCTTCAGTCCGTAGGTTCCACGCAACTGCTCCTTGTCGAACAACGAAAGACAGGGCCTTAACTTCCCAGTCCTCCCGAGGAAGATGGATACTCACTTTTAAATCAAATGGAACAATTTTATTAAGAATAAGAATCACTTCCTGTATTGCTAAGCGAAGTTTGGCGTCTCCCTGGAAATTTCTTTTCGGGTGCACGGGTGTGATATGGAGCACGTAATCTTTATCAACAATCCCGTACTCAATATGCAGAAGAGTGGTTTTCATTTCTCTGAGAACCATCTTCTTCATGGTAGCTTCCATAGGCTCCATAGAATCCGGCGCGCCGCTGATTCCCAGCTCCTCCAGAACTTCTCCAAAAATGTCTGCTTGTTCTTTCGTGCTCACACCACTAGAGAGGACTTCTGCAGTATCTTCTTCAAAGAAAAATTTAATGTCTCCAGAACTCACAGAGGACCTCCACTTTCCACCGCCCGTTTTCTTTTAAAATTCTCGGAGCGGTCAAACATTCTTCTAGTGTATAATTCTCTTGGATTTTATCCATGATCACAGCCGCCGTCGGGGTTCCGATAAGAACAAAAGCAGGGAGCCCTTGCGCCAGCACCTTACATAGAAAAGCTTTCTGTGCCGCAGAGACTGGGTGATCTAGGACTTTACTGGTAGGTCTTTTAGGAAGAGCTTTAGTAAACTTGGCCTCTATGGCAATAAATTTTGCTGAATCAATCACGCAAAAGTCGGGAAGGCCTGATGTAAACTTATCTGAGTTTGCCCACATCATGGATTCTGGCAAAAAATTCCGCAGATCCTTCTTAAATTCAAGCTTAAAGGATGCCTCATCAGTTGCCATAGCATTCCTCGATACGAAAAGCCCTGATACGAGTACGGACTTCACCCTTTATTTCATCGACACGCAAGTATCCGACCACCTGATACCTGGAGTCGCGCTTAAGTTCATCGAAATACTTATCAGCATTTCGCCCAAGCACCTCTACGGTAACTAGGTTATCGTGGTGAGCCCTGTTGCCATCAGAGAGTTTAAAAGATTCACGACTTAAAATAGTAAAAATAAGCGCGCGTTTATTATTCGACAAAGGGAACCATGAGGGGGTCGTGACAATAGTCCCCGTAAGAAGAGTGAAATTTATGTCCATAGTGTGTCTCCCAGAGGGTACCCTCTGGGAGACAATGTTAGCAGTGCCCTCTTGGTGCCGTCAACATCTTGGTTCTCTGCTCTGTTAGTGCCCAGATATGTGCTTGTTTACCTGCGTGGTAATAGCAACTAAGCATAGGGCAAGTGAGCCGCGAACAAGGTGTCTTAGGGTCTTGTTGTTTTAAAATATTCTCAAGTGCCGCATAACTAATGAATGCCATCTGCGGCGGATTCTCCCTCTCCCAATTCTTGCACGATGCAAGCCTATGCTGATGCTCTTCCCAATAATCGGAAGTAAATATGTTTCTAGGGTGACCACAACCACAGTCTTTTAGAACTGCTTTTGCATTTACTAGTTGGGTGCAGTGCAAAGGCTGTTGCGATACGCAGCAAGTCCCTGGAGCCGTAGTAAGTACATCCAAATCATAGGCGTTATAAATAGTCCACCCACTTATAACAGCCCATCCTCCACTATTATCAGCAATTCTGGGGGAGTTTGTTTCGTAATTCCACTCCAAAACTGAGCTATAGACTGGGTGATACCCTATAAGATACTTAAGTCCATGGGGGCTCTTCATCCAAGTCATAATACCTAATGTGACCGCTGCCCAAAAAGGAACGTCATTCTCTTCTGCACACTCGATCTCATTAAGCTGCTCAGGACCAGATGTTTTAAGAACATCATATTTTAAATCTTCGTAAACATAATCCATCCACTCATAAAGGCACCCTTCAAGGTGCTGCCACGTCCCGTAGACAGAGGAGCTAATGGAACAAAGGATGTCGTAAATACCCATATACCTACTACCATCAGGCATAAGAACATCGTGCCCGTTTACAACCATACTAGTTCGTTTATCAGTGAGAATTTTATGCACATAAGTGTAGTGCGGAAAATTCCAACCTCGCTGTACTTCGAAGACTTCTATTTTAGAGGGGTCCAGGATATTACCTGTTCTTTTATCCTTATAGGTTCGCAGGACATTACCTTCAGTTAATGACACCGGCATATCGATCAGAAAAAAGTAAGGCTCCTGCCAGTCAAGAAACCTGAGGACATTATCAACAACTGTCTCTAGAGCTACCACCTTAGACTCTCGAATATTTAGATGCGGCAGGAATTTAATTTTCAGGAAATCTACAAGACCTTTTGGGACATGCATGTCCCCGAGTATCGGAGTGCCTGCCTCTGCCACCATTTCGTGAAGAGGGCTGCAATTACCACGGAAGCGTTTAGTCTGATCGTCGTAAAGACGATCATTTACTACCCAAAGACCTCCCTGAGCAGTTTGCGTACCCCCACCGTCAAAGTCAGCAAATTGCTTTTCATATTCATATACATTTTCAAAAACACTATTAGACATAAGTCCTCCTATTCAGAGTACTTATACCAAATAAAAGTTATTTTTTGCCATGAGAGCGGGAGCTGACTTTCCCGCCACTTGAAGGGACAATCTCTCCTAAAGTATTCAAAGGAACAATCGTATCACGTACTGCTAGTTCCGGAATTGGTCCGACGTTTTTAGAGGGGTCCGAGGAGACTGGTGTGAAAGACGAGGACACGATACTAACGTGAGGAATTCCGATTTCATTTTTAGAGGATTTAAAATAAACCGCGAAGTTATGTAATTTAGGGAGGTAACTCACATCACCTTTAATTTTTGTACGACCGACCATCACTGTTCCTACAGCGTTAGCCTCATACTCACCCTCACCAAGTTGATGAACATTGAGCGGTGCCACGATATTTTTATCAGCAGTCCAGTAAATAAATTCACTATCATTTTTCAAAGATACTGCGATAGCAACAGCATGAGGAAGCGCTTCTTGCGGACTAAGTGGTACAGCGTTACCTTCTTTTGTAATACTTTTTATCAGCATGTCATACTCCTTTAATTGCTTTAATTGTGGAACGAAATTTCTTTTCTTTTTCAGCAGACTTCTTGGCTTTTAATTCTTTAACGGCGGCACCGTATTTTTTATCAAAAACTGTTTCGTTAGTATCAATCTTGTAGCCTTGTCGTTTTGCTTCTCTGAAAGCTTCGGCACCTGTATTACCCATCACATGCTCATAACGTTCTCTAGTTGCGGATCTGTACAGGGGCTTTCCGCTACCGGTATCAATCTTATAGCCGATCCGCCCATTCTGCACGAACTGCACTTTTGTAAGTAAATTTAGTTTATAAGGAAGAAGTCCTTTATAAGTATAGCCTTTCGGTGCACGAGGCCGATCTTCGGCTACAGAGGCCTCTAAGACTACCTCGTCAATCCCGTTAGAATATAAATACTGCACTACTCGATCATCCAACCAGCTCATAATAAATTTCCATAGGTAAAAATAGAGGGGTTTACCCTCTATTAGTTTAGCGTTTAGCCCATCTATCTTTTAATAATTGACGGAACTGATCCATTGACATGCTGAGCGAACCGCCTGGATCGGATTTTCTAAAATACCCGATACCACGTTTACCCGCAACTTCGTGATGTCCCAAAACGTCGTCAAAAGAGAAAATACCCTTAGTGTCATTCTTTTTTAACCACAGAATAACCGAGATAAGCGCTGCCTCTTGTTCCTTCGTATACTTATGATAATAGCCCGTAGGGCAGCCGTACTCTGCTTCAGTGACGTAGCGAACATCTGCCGCAGGGATCTCTTCTCCGTAATCTGCAAAAAACTTTCCGTCTTTCTTTTTTAAAAGCCCTGCACAGGTAATTTCGATTCCAAGAAGATCATCAGAAACTGTACCATAGAGTCTACCTACTAATGCGTTTTTCCACGCGCTTTCACCGGCATGGTAACCCCAGCGAGTCACAGATGTGGTCTGTAAAACCTGACCTTGAGAAGAGATTGCCCAATAAGAATAACCATTCTTACGACCACTCTCAACCATGTCGATCGCTTTCTGTAAACTACCAAATCTTCCAGCAGTGTAGTGAACTACGACCCCTTTTGGGTAGCCTCCTGCGAAATTACCCCTGGTCGGTAGATTAGGTCGGATCTGGATAGCATCAGGGTAGAACTCTAACGAACCACTCACAGGAGACCCCGGAATAGTTTCAACAGGAGTTGTTTCCGGGAAAAATCCAAGAGCCTTTAGAGTCATTGTGCCAACTATGCCGTCAGCAGAGAGTTTGTGATCTCTTTGAAAAGCAATAACCGCGTTACGTGTGTTGTTACCAAAGATCCCATCACTATGCCCCTTAAGGTAACCTAGCGAAGATAACTTCTCTTGTAACTGCCGCACTTGCGAACCTCTATCACCTAATCTTAAAACCACAAATCACCCCCTTATTAAAAAGCACTTCCCTTATGACTGCCAAATTTTGTCTTCTTCTCTTTTACAATAAATCTCTTTAGAACTTCAAACAACTCGGGCTTATCAAGCCTCCATAAACTCTTCAGCTTCGTGCCATTGTAGTTCTTAAAGTTACTAGGAGTCACGCCATAGGTGTTAAGCAGGTCGTCGAGATCTCTAATTTTTTCAATAGAGCGGCACCATTCTGCATCTTTATCATCCTCAAAACTACCATCAGATACCCGTAGCTTCGCTCTTTGATTTTCCTGACGGATTTTAGAGTCGGTGGAATCCCAATCAACGCTATCCTCGCTGACCTTAAACCCGTACCAGAGCCCCTCTAGGTTGACGCTACCGTTAGGGCACAGCGTTTGAATACCACCCTTCAGAGCTTTCGTAAGCTCTCCTGAGAGCTTATCCACAACATGAAGTTCACGAGCAAGACGGATTAAATCATCAAAAGTATTGGCATTTAAATCAACAGTTCCCTTTGACTTCTGTTCCCGTACTTTCTCATAAACAGAACACTCTTGGGTCATATGGCAATAATCACAACCACTATTAGGGATCGCTTCGAAAGACTGGAAGTGCTCAATGGCTGCTATTTTAGCACGAATGTAAGATTCATGCTCGGCCAGATCCATATCAGACCAAATAACAGGTGGAGCATAAAAGTTAAGGTTAGGATTACAGTAGTGAATCACTGTCTGTATCCTGTAGCCAGGGTAGAAAAGAGATACAAGCCAGGCATAAGCACCAACTTGAAAATTATTATCTTCATTTTCATTGGCACTTGGAGTGGACTTGTGGTCCAAAATTGTCACAGTTTTGATCTCCTCATCAATGGAGATTTGATCTAATTTCCCGCCAAAAAAAGCTGAGGTATTAGGTCTGCCATCTTCCAGAGAGTAAGGGACTGGGACATAGACTCTGCCAGGAACTGCTTCATCAAAGAAAGTATCTTCCTCCCAAAGTTGTACGGCGAAAGACTTCTCACAAAAAGTAGTTTTGTTTACATAGGGGCTCGGATTTTTCATGTAAGCATCCGCAGCACCTTTGACAACGTCTATCTGCGCGTAAGCCGCTGGGAACATACCAACAGCTACGCTGATCCAATCTTCAACCTGCTTAGGGGTAGGTATGACTTCCATTTGCCTGTGCTCGGTAATTTTAGAGAGCACAAAGTGAATGGCACTTCCCCTGTCGGCAGCAAGTTTGTACCCTACGACACGGTCCTTACGAATATACTGACCGAAGAACCTCGCCGGGCACTTCGCTGTTATTAATCTTGATGGTGAGTAAGGCCCATATTGTGCGGACCTTACTGAATATCCTGCTGGTGGTGTCGGAACTAAAATCATAATAAATCTCCTATACAGAACTTATACCTTAAAACATTTACTTTTTGCCTACACCTAGTCTTCTTCAAAAGGTCTGAAGTCCTCATCTTCAAAAAGATCGAGTCCTGCGCCGCTACTATAGCCACGCGGCTCTAAATCTAACTCTTCATCACGGCCTTCATCGTAATCCATTTCATCCTCCTCATAGACTTCTGTACCACGAGTAAGATCATCCGATGACTCATCCTTATCCGCCTCTTCAAAAATCTCTGCAGCCATATCCTCTGCGTCTCGGCCTTCTGGTAAAGACATAATACCCCCTCAATATTCTTTTGGAACATTATCGATTTCTTCAATGGCAGCGTCACAAGCAATTTTGTAAGCCTCCATGCCCATACTACTTGCTATAATGATATCGTGAGAAGTTAAGATTTCAATAAGGACTTGAGAAATTTTCAACTTAGTTGCTGTCTGAATTCTTCTCGTCAATTCCTGTATGAACTTCTGGCGCTCCTGCTCGGTCGGTTCCACCAACTACCTCCTTGAAATCTATTTGACCAATGATATCGAAAGTTTCAGTCATCTTTTGTTCCATCTTAGTCAGCTTATCCGCCATAGAATCATCAGGGAGCTTATCTATAGGGGCCACATCGCGAACTTTAAGGCTCTTGACTCCCTGCTGGTCGTACTGCCATGAAAAATTAGCGCCGTAGCTAGTCACAGCAGCCCACTCAGTAAGGCCCACATTAAAATCATCGACTAGGGTCTGCAGTCTTTCTTCCGCAGTTGGAAACATTTCTAAGCGGTTTAGGATTTGGTAGAGAAGAAAATTCTTATCCTCCACAGTACCGTTTGTATCCACTGTGAACTTGAAGAGGTCGCGGAAAGACGATACCTGCTCAGATTCGTGATCAGTACGCGATCTCCACGAATTGGTACGTGACTTACGAATTTCCTCCTCGGCATCAAAATAAATGGATACTGTTTCAAAACCAGCTAACTGATCTTGTAAACAAAATTCGTTTTCCATGCGAGTATCTTCAACTATTACGCAGATTTTTACTTTCGGAAAGCCTACGAAAGCCTTAGAAAACATCTCTATGCGGTTTTTCATATGGTTTACCCAAATGTCTTTACCGAATAAGTTGCGCCCGATATCTGTACCGACTATCTGTAATAACGGCCCGTTCTTTTCCTTTGGCTCTTGGCCAGAGTACTCCGCCATAACGCTTTCAATTTGTTGGGCAATTTTATAAACTGGTTCTGCGAATTTTTCACGTACTACTGCCCACCCAACTTTAAATAACTGACCTTCGATGAAGTCCGCAGCAGTCGATTTCCCGCTACCCTGAGTACCACCTAAAAATATTGCAACTTGCCTTTGTGCCATAATAAATCCCCTATGCTTTTATTTTACCAGTTTTTTTTTAAATATATTAAAAGCCAGAGCCATCGCCATCGCCAGAGCCAAAGCCCTCGCCTGAGCCATCGTCATCGCCAGAGCCAAAGCCCTCGCCTGAGCCATCGTCATCGCCAGAGCCATCGTCATCGCCAGAGCCATAGCCACCATAGCCAGAGCCCTCGCCTGAGCCATCGCAAGAGCCCTCGCCAGAGCCAGAGCCAGAGCTGCTAGTTACATCTTCCATATTGGCACGCTCTCAATTGATTTTTTTGCTTTCTCGCTTACATCTAATATCTCAATTGCTTGCAAAAGTTCTACTCGTGGAACTTCGCACGGGAACTTGCAATCTTGAGGTTTAGACGTCCCATCAACTGCAAGTTGACTCAAACTTGCAGCGCCTGCCCACTGCCAAATTCTCCGAGCATTTTTAAGCACAACTTCTCGCCCATTTTTACTCTCTAAAAAGCCAGCAAACACTCCTGCACTATATGTCCTCACGATGACATATGGCTTCTCAGCACGCTCTATGCTATCCTTTCGAACATATGTAATCCCATTAACCACTAATTCGTCGTTCATTATTCTCTCCTTTGCTGCTTCGCCTTTGGCGAAAATTATTAAATAATTAGGTCAATAAAAGAATGGCCTTCGGCCAATGCTATTCAGCCCCGACCTAAAGGACGGGGCTTTTCGCACAAGGCGGTAAAGCCCACGCTCAGCGCCCCACACATCGGACTAACTTCGGCAGGTCAGTCCGCGAGGAGTTAAATGGGGGCGGGGAGCCTCCCCAATACACCCACGCATGGCCAACTTTATAGACAGAGAACGTCCAATAATATTTAGATCTTAATTTCAAAACTTCATCACATCCATGTTCTTTTGCAAGTTCAAACTCTTCTTTCGTTGGAATACTGTGGCCAAACTTCTCGATGGCCTCGTTAAAGGTATAAATACCTTCTTCGTCTCTAAGATTCCACACTAGGCCTGTTGATAAATCTTTTGCAGTAGTGTCAGTGATCTCCCAGGTGCACCCCTTGGACGTTGTCACGGCCGCGGGCTGACTCCGTTGTTTCGCGAGCCTCGCCGACTCCTCTGCGGCCAGCATCCTGAAGACGGCGACCTCGTTCATGCAGAACTCTCGATCTACATCGGACTGAAACTCTCTCCTTGCGATATTGGCAAGACAACGAATAGCGTGCTTTATAAAAATACGATCAGATTCTTCTTGTGATAGCATTTTAAGTTACCCCAAGGATGTCATGCTCTATCAATATTTCTGTATAAAGTTCCTCTAGTCTTCCTATAATTTCTTCAAATCCGGGATTCTCTTTTTCTAACTCCAAGAGCCTTGTATCCTGGTAGCCATGCTTCCGAGCCGGCCTAAACAAATCTTGTCTAACTTCGAAAAGAGCAGAGGCCATCGCCCCGGCTTTTTGAGCAAGCTCGAACTCTTCGCGATTAGTATCTAAATCGAAAATCAGTATCGCAGTTTGTCCGCCTGCGATTTGAATAGTTTTTTTAGTATCAGGCATTTTTATCTCCTTTAAGAAATCCGCGATCTTTTAATAACCTCTGCACTTCCACCCAATTCACATAGGGCCTAGCACCTACAGGGTGAATAAGAGGGCAGCCGAGAGCAGCATCATCAACATATAAGTGAGCGTAAGCTTTGGGACTATTTGTCCACTCTCCTTGCGTTTTGTTGGTATTATACCCGCCGGAGAACACCACTCCTCTGCTAGCACAAAAATCTAAGGCTTCCAGAAATGACAGGTCTGATCGCATCGTAAATAGAATAAGCTCATGCCCACTAGCGATAAGCATTTTTAGTGTTTCTATCGCAAATGGTACTTCCGCACCAATTTTTGGGTAGTTATGTTCCACGATAGTTCCGTCAAAATCAATTGCAATGTACATTTTTTAAGCACCTCTATTGAAAAATAGTAAGAAGTGTTCCACGTGGAACACTTCTTATCTGTTATTTAGTAGAAACTAGATCCAGGACCTTCTGGTGGAACTGGAGGGGGTACATCCGTTAACTGAGGTGGCGGAGCCTGCTCAATAGCTGCGGCCTTATCGGCCACCGTAGCGGGTGCTGTACCTTTCGCTTTTTTAACTTCTTTGATCTTAGTCTTAAGGTACTTAATGCCTTCTTCGACTGTCGCTAAACTCCGCATGGTTGCAATACGAATTTTCTCCGTAGCTTCCTTGCCGATAAGTGAGCCGTACTCTTCAAAGAAAGGAGTTAGTGCGGGGTCCATAGCTTTCGCCCTCAAAGCTTCCTCATCACCAGCACCAGCACCAGCTAATAGAAGGTTATTTTTTGAAGCTTCTAAGCGAGACTGCTCGTCAGGAGCCTGCAACTCTTCCGCAGGATTTGAACCAGAAAGAGCTCGGCGAACATTACCTAGAGCATAGTGAGAGCTTCGCATATTCATGAGTGCTTCCCAGTCATCTGGCTTAATGGAGTTTTTAAACTTATGCTCGTACTCATTAAAATCTACGACGCTAAAGTAAACCATCTGAGCTTCCGATTTCCCTTGTGACCCATCCTTTTTCTGAAACTTGATTTCACCGGGCGCCTTGTACATCTTAAAAATCTGCCCGCTGATTCTACCGTAGCGGATCATGGCTTTATAAAGTACATCGCTGGCATTCAAAATAGCATTCAAAGAGGTGCTGTCGAGTGTGAAAACTTCCCCCATCGAGTGCTGAGGGATCATGAAGTTGAGGAACATATGCTCACTGCATTTCCCAAGCACGTAATCTTGGCAACCTTTGTAAGAGCATTGACGAACTCTAGCTGCATCGATCCTTGGGAAGGGTTTATTCATTAACCCTTTAGCCTCGATACCTACGCCGCGAAATGCAGCGACCATTCCCATATCCACTCCGTTTTCATCGGGAGCCCCGTGCATCGATTTGCACATAAGTTGACTCTGATTATACCAACGTAGGTCTGTCACACAGACGTCGTTAATACTATCAGTGTACATAGTGAAGTAGATCTCGGTGGGTTTTTCGCCAATACTTTCGGCAACTCCAGGAGCATCGTGCAGGAGAAAATAGTCCGTATTGATGAGCTTGTTGTTATTTTTTTCGTCTTTGTATCCGGCTCTGATTTTGCCGTTTCTTCGTAACCTTAGTGTGTCGTTAAAACCGATGATCGCCATGGCGTTCTCCTTGTGGGTTGTTAATGGCAAGACGTCTCTTACCATTAAACTCATACCAGATTATTTCCAATATTTGCCACAAGGATAGTAGGCAAGTTTTTCCTATTTTACAAGGAGATCAAAAAGGACCACCTTTTAATTCGTCGATCTTTGCTGCAACACAGTTCATCTCAGCCTCGATAGAAGCAGATGCCTCTTTTAAAAGGGGATCACTGCCGATATTCATCTTTCGTTCTTTTAGAGTATTGTATTTTGCCTGTAATTCGTGCAGAAGCTCTTCTTTTTCGACACCTAATTTTTCCATGGGTTCTCCAGGTTGAAATTCTTGGCTGTAAGCTAGCAGAACGCCATCTTTCATGCCAGCAAAATAGGCTTCTTGGGTTGCCTGTATTAAACTCATCTCTAAGGCTGTTCGCGCAACTGGACCTACTGTGGGGCTTGTTTTACGAACCTTATCTCTAGCAAACTGAAGAGGGTTAAACCGCTCAGCAAGCGTTCTGGTCGTAAGCAAGGCATTCCCGTGCTCGTCGTGTGGCAATTTGCAGGCGCGGCAAAATAGAAACACCTGCTGATCCATCCTGCGAATATTCTCCAGGTTCCCGCGACATTTAGAACAAGAAATTTTCATCAAAAAAGATCCTCATCCTCGATGCCACTATAATCAGACACAGAAACCCTAGGCTTTGTTGCTCCTGAAGCTGCAGTCGCTTTTCTACGGGAAACAACGCCAGCACGGAGTGCGTTTGAAGGATTTGCTACTGGAAGATCCATACCCTCCAGAAAACTTTCAGCGTCTTCACCAGCATCTGCTACGTTTAATTCCGGAACTTTAAATTCACTGATGGGTGACGGGGCTATTGCTCGCCGTTGAACTGGTGTATCCCTTAGGTTCTGCTCCATTGCCGCATAGGCCTGATCTGCTAATTCAGGCTCCTCTTCGTCAGCATCCGCTGATAGGGAGTGCCCTGCAATGTCTTCGAAAATATCATCTGAAGAAACTACTTGGCCCGCAGAAAGTGGCTTCTTAGCCGTATAGGTTTTTGTATTTTTAGGAGTTGGACTCTCTTCACTACGCTCGTAACTAGGCTCACGACCATCGATTGCAGCAAGTGCCTCATCGATTTTAACAGACAGAACGCCATCTATTAATTCCGCAAGTTCAGCCTCCATTGAGTCAAACTTCTGCCCCGTAAGAATTGCAAGTGCTCCCAATTTCCGCCGAGTCTTTTCACTGATGGGGACGTTTAAAGTATTACTCATGGTTCAGCCCTTTTACACTCTTAAGCAGAGATATCGCCTGTTTTACGGCAGAGGAGAAGATATAGTCTTTTGCACATTGCTCAACAGGGAGCGCCGTGTAGGGCACAAGACACGGATGAGTCTTCTTATCAATATCCTTCACTGACCCGTAAACCCAACCCTCTTGAACTTTGTGGTGAAGCCACAAAGCATGTGATTCATCAGGAGTAGTCTCGGGGTTCATAGAGTGGTGTAAGACTCCGGCACGACAAGAAGCTTTAATGCTTTCAGGAGTCTCTTCCCAAGCAAAGTGACTCTTATCACCAAGAGCTAGGCAGTAAGATCTATTGATCTCGTGAACTAATTTAGACACTAATTCGAGTTCGGTTTGGTCCATAATATATTTCCCTTATTTTTCTAGATTAAATAGGAAAGTTTTTCCCGTCAAGGCAGTTCTGCTTTAGGCAGCGCTTCTAGGTAATCTAGTAAAGATTGAAGGGCCGCCTCCTCGGTTTCAGCAACAAACTTAGTCGCAGGTGCCCCATACTTAAAAAAATCCGCCATATAGCGTCCATCCCTGAGCAGGGAGCATGTGGGCTCCCTGCCTAATAATTTCAACAACTTTTCTTGGACTGTCATTCTTGTTCTTGCTCCGTCTTTTGATCTATAAAGCCAGCGGCTACAGCATTATCTGCTGCTTCCTGAATAGCAGCCATGCAAACTTCTATGCCAGATGCCGAGGGTCCTTCTAGGTCTTCCGGACTAACTCCAATGGCTACCAAAGGGAGTATAGGCTCTGTGAAAGACTTCGGTAGCTTTTTATAAATTTCCACTACTGTAAACTCCTGCCCGTTTAAAAAAACTATCGCCTGAGGATCAACTTCCTCAGGAATAGGCAGGGGATTTAGCACGTTTCCCAATGATACGACTTGCTTGGAGAATTCACCGAAGGTTTCGACAAGAGACGTAAGAACATCTTTGCCATCACTAGGGTTAGTAATGCCTTCAGAATCAACACTAATTGTAGTGCCTCCTTCAAATAAAAGAAGAAACTGTTCTGTGTCTGGATCAAAACCCGTCCACTTCAGCTTCTGCCCCTGCAGTCCCGTGAGTATTTTGAGCATCGTTTTTATTTTCATTTCCATCCGACAATCCTTTTAAAATATCGTTAAATCGTAGCTTAGGGAGCGTATAGGTATCTTCCCCAAGCCCGTGCCGCACAGTCTCGCCACTACCGGCATCTCCTTCGATTCTCTGGATAGATCCAAAAACCGTACCGTGGAGATTATCGATATAGTGTACAAACTGGGCTTCAGGAGAGCTAGGCATCATAGGAGACCCCCACGCCACTCTCCCGTGGTGGGTGAGTACTATCGACATCATTTCATCGAGAATAATATCAGGTATACCTAATAGAGTCCCTTGATGGTAGATGATAGCAGCCATTTTCGGGATATGCCCGACCTTTATTCCAGAAATAGTCTTCTTAAATCCAGGCCCGTCGCCGTATTCGAAAATCTTTCCGTAGTCGTGAAACATAATCCCAAACATACAAAGGTCTTTATTTAGGTTATTAGCATAAAATGGAAGTTCAAAGAGCTTCTCTGCGGTTTGAAGCATCTGCAAGGTATGCTCTAATAAACCATGCTTAAAAGCGTGGTGCATCCCTGTCGCAGCAGGTTTTGAAAAAAACAAAGTCCCGTACTTATTACAAATGGTAGTCGCTAAAGTAAGAAAGAAGCCGTTAGAGTACGAATCCACAAAGCCCAGGAATTCTCTGTACATTTCATCGGGGTTGAATTCGGAAACCTTTTCAAAATGCGAAGGGTCTGCATCTGATGGGGCTGCAAGCCCAGATACCGTAAACTGCAGGTTATCGCGGTAAGACTTAACCATCCCGCTTAGGTCCATAAGTTCACCAGCAGTCAGTAGTGCAACCATAGCTTGCTCTACCTTACCAAAGTCCCAACAAACTCCCTGAAGGGATCCGGTCTTGTCTGCTAAAGTAAAGCGAGCAAAAGCACTTCCATTTTTCGTAACATCCTGCTTAAAGTTTGAAACGAAGAAAGTCTGCAAATCTACAAACTGTCCGTCTTTTAATTCTTTTATTGGGATCCTACTCACTCGCCTTCTCCGGTTCTTCTGTTTTAGTTTCCTGTTCCTTTGGTTCTTCCGCCTTAGGCTCTTCTGCAGACTCTGCTTGCCCGAGTAAGATTTTACGGCATAGTATCAAGTGGGTTCGGAGCTTCCTACTAAAATTAGCAGCAACGATATCCTCATCTTCAGGCTTATTACCACCCCCAATGATAGCAGAGGCGCCTACCTGCGCGATAATCATAAAAGCTGACTCGAGAAGGACCTCGGTCTTGTCCTCATCAATGAGGCCAGCGTAGGGATTGTGATCAGAGCCTTGTATCGGCAGAGGTTCAAATAATCCGTTCACGCAATTCGCAAAACGGCGGCTCAAATCACAGACAGCGATATCTAATAGTTTATTATATTTCATGGATTTTTTTGTCTCATCAGTCTCAGACATTGTGTGTCTCCTTTAGTTTGTTAGAAATCCAGTTATTTATCTCAATGGAATTTTTCTGCCAACACTTAATCTGTGGCAATAGTATCTGGCTTTCAAAAGCCATGTTGCAGGTAGCTGTGTTACATTCGCGTATGTAAGTGTCGTACTCTACAGGGCCTCTTCCTAAATTACGAGTCCTGATCATCTTGCTGTCTTTGGGCAAATATATCAGTGCCTCACTTCTATCAGCGAGCAGCACAATAAAAGCCCCTACCCAATCATCAGAGAACGGGCCGTGAAAGTAACCGCACGAATACAAAACTTTGGTAATAGGTGCTTTTAGTTCCAGACCACTAACCCTCTTGATAAAAACATTGAGAAGAGTTTTTGATCGAAGACGAATCTGAGTTTTCTGGTACTTAGATTTCTCCGTTAAATAAGTAAGGCACGCTAAAACAACGAGAGTTAGAACAAGCGCTACTATAAAAGTAATCTTTTGAGTCGCGTGGTCGAACTGCATTTACTTTACCTTTTTCGGAAGCTTACTCAGCTTAGGATCTTTCTGTGCGGACAAACTTTTTATAGTACTAGCAACCTCAAGGACG